TTACGATCGAGGCCACCTATTTTTTGAACCAAGGTGTTCGCGAAGTGCACTCTGTAATTCTACCGGCAGCGACATTGGTAGGGTCAGTCGAGTGCCGTCCCCGGACACTTCAAAATCGTACTTGTCCGGCAGCGGCTCTAACACCGTGGACCGTTTGCCGCTATGGTGCGTCAACACCTCGAACACATAATCTACCCCAAACCGTGGGGTGCCGCTGATTGAAGCTTGTCCATCGGCCGAAAACGGCCGAGACGCTGCGAACATCTTGTGTGAACCGGGGAACCACCGACCAACTATCAGCGCATTATCGACGTGGGTCATATAGTAGACAGCGCCAATTTTGCTGCAAGTGTTGCCAACACGGGAAACATTCCCAGCATTTTTGATGGCGTCGCTTTGCTCCTCGACATCCCAATAATCACGAAAGACGATCATCACACGATCAAAACTCACGAAAGAACTGTTCTCGCTCGTAATGAGTTCGAACGCGCCTCCAAATCCTTGGTCGAGATGACGACCTCGGCGATGTTGCTCGATCAGGTAGCGAGCTTGAGCGACTATTGTGCGTTTGAAAAGGGATACACCATCGGCCCCGGCGGCACTGCCTATATCTAGTCTCTCTCGGAACGATTTAGCTCCCGAACCAGCGGCAGAAATTGTACCGTCTTTTCCTTGGGCAATTTTCTGCAAGTTGTGGCTGAATCCCACCAAGCCGAGATCACGGGTAAACGCGTCGACGAACCAAGCTGAAGACCGATCGTCCGGAAGTCCCGCTCTGTTCAAGATGGTTTGCAAGTCCGCAAACGACAAATGCTCATGGGGCGCGGCTGCGTACAGGTATCGGAGCGCACTTTCGAAATTTGCCATCGGCCCGCTCCAACCTAAGACAAGATAAGGACCGATTGTGAAAATCTTCCTTGTCAGGCCTGCAACCCAGCTACCGCTCCCATAAATTTGCTCCGTCTCATTTGGAAGGTTCTGGGTTGGTATCGGCGTATCGTCGTCGATCCTCATTGGGGTCGTGACCAAGGCGTCCCCGAACGCAAAGTAGGTCTGTTTCCACTTAAAACTTGCGATCAATGTCATAGTTCACTCTCGGTGATAATCCGGATGCCGCATCGGCGGTGAGTTCGAGGGGTAGCCGCGCGTCGTGAAACCCGCTTTCGCACCACCAGCTGCCCTAATAACTCTGAGGCAATCAGGCTAATCGCCACGTTCGTGGAAGGAAAGGTCGAATGAACGTCACCTAATCAACTTCGACAGGCTCGTAAACGGATGGTTCGATCATCGCCAATATCACCAGTTCGCTGCTTCAGCCGATGGAGAAGAACATTTATCTGCCGGTGCATCATCTCGATGAAGATGGCGATGTGGACGGGAATGCCTGAGCCACACTGCAGGCCGATCTGATGGGCCACGAATTCGGCCGGCCGGTCTACGGCGACGGATCCGAGATGAAGCGGCGCCAGGCGCTGCTGGAAGCAATCAAGTTCTGCTGGGGGAGCTCCAGCCAAGCAGCGGAGCGTCTTCTTTCCATCGCATTAGCCGTAAGAGGGGAAGCGATAATTGAAAACCAGGTCCCAATAGTCAAACGCCTCGCGGTCCCGTTTGTTATGTTCGGAGGACCACGCGCTCTCAGCCCATATTGCCGCGCTAGCTGCCTTTGCAGTCGCATCAAGGCGAAGTTGTTCGGTTGAGCAGCCCGTTAGCGAAAACTCGGGAAATCTGGGATCAATAAATGGGCGCACGCCGGCATCTGCCAGCGAGCGAAGCACATTCTTCACATCAATAGAGTAAACTATTGCGTTTTCTGCGAGCATTTGCTTCGTCACAAACATTTCAAGATAAAAGGACTTTATTGGAGCGCTTCGAAATGACCTCCAGGCTTTAATGAGTCGGATGAGGGGCTTGAGCCGTCCGCCTAGTCGTTCGTCATGGTGTTGAACATAAGCATTATGGGACTCTGGAGCGCTGAATTTCCACCCGCCGTTGCCGTCTGGTATCTCAAATTGCCTAAACCCAAGAAGGCTGTGTCCTGTGAAATCGACGGGCGTGATCTCGGTGTGCTCCGCACCGTCTAGACCAAATGGAATTTGGACGCCGGGGCTATTGACGCGAATATTTGCAGTCGTTGGAAATCGCTCCCGAAGAGAAGCTGCCACCTCCCCCAACGAAGTTCGAGAATCTAGCTTAAGTCGCTCACGCGGAATGACCGCGAAGTAATCAACATCGCTGAAGTTGGGAACGTTCGTACCGTTGCCGAACGAACCGGTTCGAAAAAATGACGTGATGCCAAAAGCTTGTTCAAGCTTAGATTTGATGCTGAGACGGTGGCTCGCTGCGGCGCTCGATTCGAATTCAAGCGTCCGCAAGCTTGAAACGAGGAGATTAAATCCTGCATCTACGTTTGTTGGCATCGTTGTACTAGCTCGCCCGTTTCCGCCAGTTGCGACTGAGTTCCTCTTTCCTGGCCTGATAGACAAACGGTAGCGTAAGCGGTGTTGATTCAGCGACAGCGTTGTAATCGGAGAGAAGCAAGAAGACGTCGGGCTCCGGATAGCTGCTGATTTTGGCGGCGCCGATCCGCGACATTAATCGATCGAGCGATCTTGAGGTGTCCTGATAGGCCCTCGCCTGCCCGAACATGTCATTTGAAACCAAAAACGTGAGGAGCGCGCACACAACACGTGCATGCATTAAAACATCGGGCTGTGTAGAAGATGGAAGCAGTAAGTAAAATGAAGCGAACGCGCCGATAAGGACGAAGAAAAAAAGAAAAAACATGATCTTTGCGCTTGAGCGCTGCAGGTGGAGCGTCCAGTAGGCCGATTCTTCAAGCATCTCTGTTAAACGCGCAGGCCCGGGTGATTTCGCGGAGGAGAAATATGCAGCGTCTTCCTGAGATTTGGCCTCCTCAGCGGTCGAGGTTAGGCTGTCCTCAATATCATGAAGTTCTGCTTTCGAGATTTCTTTTCCGAGCCCACCCATGATCAAAGTTGCTCTTCTGGCACGTTCGGCATTTGCCCGCACCGAGCGGTACTTCAGCTCCAGCAGCAGCCAAACGCCGGCCATGAGGAGACTGACGCCAGCAAACCAATAAAGTGCAGTACCCTCATTTACAAAAAGCGAGATCATACCAGTCGTAGCTAGAACGATTTGAAGTACGAACTTCGAATAGAAAAGACGCGACGCTTTATTAAACTCCGCGCGCTGATATCCTACTAGCTCCTGAATATTATCCACTTGGCACTCCCACTCCCCACTGCTAAGGCATCAACAGGGATAGTGCACCCACAAGCACAAGTGGAGTACCAATCGTGCGTTCTTCACATCTTTATGGCGAACAGTGTGGAGATTAATTTTATCCATTTTAAGATTCTTCATTCGATTTCGTAAACGGACGCATTATCCTGCACGTCCCGCAGCCCCTTATATGACGGGTGGCGCAGCTTGCCGTCATGCGTCAAGCCTCCGTATTGGATCTCGGCGACCAGCTTAGGCTTTATCCAGATCAGGTTCTTACGCCCACCGGAATATTTGACGGCCGGTTTGGCCGCCTTGATCTTGTCCATCGTTGCGCGAAGCTTCATCGCCTCGTCTGCCTTGAAGCCCGTTCCGACAGATCCGACGTAAACTAGCTCTCCACCCTTTCGAGCAGCCAGCAGAAGCGCGCCGATATTCCCGAACGCCGCGCTGGAACGCTGATAGCCGACGATCGCGAAGCCGTCGCTCTGGATGCAATTTATTTTCAGCCAGTCGCCGAGGCGGCCGCCGCGATAGGTGCTGTTCCGGTCTTTCGCAATGATGCCTTCCAAACCGTGCTCGCATGCAATGCGCAACAGCACGTCTCCATCAGCTTCGATCTCCTCGGATAGGCGGATGGCTTCTTCGCCGCCGGCGGGCACCAACCCCTCGAGGAGATGGCGACGTGCGGTGAATTCTGTATCCATCAGATTATGGCCGTCGAAATAGAGAAGGTCGAATGCCATCATGACTGCTTCCCGGGATGACCTATTCCCGCCGCGGCCGCCGAGCGACTGTTGGAGCCGACCGAAGTCCGACCGGCCTAGTTCGTCGAACACAACGGCTTCGCCATCCAATATCGCCGTCGCGACAGGAAAGCGCTTTGCAGCCGCCAGGATTGCGGGAAAGCGGGTCGTCCAGTCGTGCCCGCCCCGCGTCAGGATCCGCACTCCAGATGGTTCGATATGGACGGCCAGGCGGTAACCATCCCATTTCACCTCGAAAGCCCACTGCCTGCCTTTCGGCGGCTTCGGCTTGAGGAGAGCGAGGCAGGGATCGATGCGCTCCGGCATGGGATCGAGAGTAAGTTGAGGTTGGGCCGGATCACGCTTCTTCCGCGGCCGGCTGCGGATCGGCGCCTCCGCATCACCGAGCAGCGGCTGGGAAGGCTTGCGAGGCGGCTTTGTCATGCCCGCAGTTCATCAGCAACAACTTAAAAAGCAATTGACCAAGATTGATTATTGACTCCCGGGCGACCGAGAACATAATAGGAACATAGGCGAGGCGGCCGCCAATCTGAAAACTGGAGTATGGAGCACGGATATGCGCGAGCAGCCGATCGGCGAAGCCATGGTTGATGATGAGATTGCGGAGGTGCTCGCCTATCACCAGGGCGATGCACAAGCAGCGATCGGAACCCTGCTGAATGACATCCGCCATCTTCGTTGGCAGCTGGTTTTGACAGAAGGCGCGATGGGTCGAGGGATCACGCGGGGGTGGCGGCCGAGATACGACCGAGACTGAACAATGCCGGAAATGAACTATTCCAAAAAGTTGCGCGGCTGGAGTCTGAGCGATGCGGACGCGGCCGGCCAGCTGCTGGAAGTCACCTGCCAATTCTGCAGAACCACCTACCGCTATTTCCCGCGGGATCTGTTGAAGCTGACCAAGAATATCAGCCTCGATCGACTGCCAAGCCGGTTCCGATGCCAGCGCTGCGATCGGGCAGACTATGTGTCGCTCAAGGTGGTTCAACTCTGGGGCTCGGAATACGGCAGGCTCGAGGTGCGCCGCTTGGTCAAGGTCACCACGATCAAGAAGCCGATATGGGAAGACGGAGTCTTGTGATGGCCGACCGACGAGACAATCCCCTCGCCCGCTGGCGCTTGAATTCCCTCCTGCCCCATCACGTGATTATCTTTTGGGGCAACTATAATTCCGGCGAACATGCTCACCACTTCCGCCAGCGAGGCGAGATAATCAACTCTGCACTGGCTATAGACCGGTCTTCCAAGTCCTATTTCGCTGCGGTCGAATGGGATCAGTATCTTGTTTTCTGCTTCGGAAGCCGCGAAGCTGCGACGCAATTCAGGGACCGTTGGAACGGTCAATTCATCGATACTGACGAAGTGAGCAGGAAAGGCGTGTGGACGCCGAGGGAGGGTGATGTGTGCAATTTATACCGGATGATGAGCAACCAGCAGGCCATCCGATCGATCACGCGGGCGATGATCGACAGCACCGGCAACATGGAGCCGCAGCAAGAGATCTGGCCCGACAGAATGGCGCCGATTGTCCGCAACACTCCCGCCGGCCGGGAACTCGCCAACGTCCGCTGGGGACTGCCAAGCTCTTCGAAGGCTCTATTGGATGCAGCGACCAAACGCGCTGACGGGCTGCGCAAGAAGGGCAAGCCGGTCGACTTCGACGAGCTGCTGAAAATGGAGCCGGACGGTGGAACGACGAACGTCCGCAACGTTAGCAGTAAGCATTGGAAGCGCTGGCTTGGTGTCGAGTACCGGTGCGTGGTGCCGTTCACACGCTTTGCCGAACCTGACCCCGCGAACAAGCCAGATGGTGGCAGGACGCCGAATGCGTGGTTCGGCGCGCAGGACGAACCTCTCATGTTCTTCGCGGGGCTGTGGGTGCCGCAGTGGACGAGCGTGCGGAAGATCAAGGAAGGACTGATCACGACCGACCTGTTCGGCTTCCTCACCACGGAGCCCAACGCTATCGTAGCTCCGATCCATCAAAAGGCGATGCCGGTTATCCTCGGCAACCAGGATGAGATCGAAACCTGGCTCACTGCGCCGTGGGAAGAGGCGAGCAGGCTGCAGCGGCCGCTGGCAGACGACAGGATCGTCCTGTTGCCGGCCGCCGAGCCATTGACCGTAGCTGACCCGCAACCCGCTTTGATTTGAGCAAATGAGCATCACAAACCATTCAACCGCGCCCGGCTCGACTGTGCACTTTGAGCACTATTGCGAGGAGGCCGACTGCAAGAAATGGGGTGGCTTCGGTCACAGCCCATCCAAGGCGATCCCCGTCCGCTGGTGGTGCTGGGAGCATTTCCCGTACAAAAGCTATGAGCAGGAGCAGGCTCTTAGAAGGAAGCTCGAGGCTACCGAGCGCGCAGCGCGATCTTCGTTGCAAGCGGACGATTAATTTGTGATTTTAAGTTGAACGATTCACCTTGGGGAACACAATGACCACCAGCGTTAAACCGACAGCGATCGATGATTATGTCAACTTTTTCGAGAGCGATACAATTTCCGGAAACCTTCTCGAAAACGACGGCGCCGGTGCCAACGGCCACATGTTTTTGCGCTTCTTCGACAGTGAGAACGTTCTCGCCAAGAACCCGGACCAAGTCACAGACATCGCGGGTGATTATGGCACTTTTCACGTAAAAGCAGACGGCTCTTATACCTATTCCCTCAGCGACGATGCCCGCCTGTTGCTATTCGCCGGCAAAACCTTCACGGAAAATGTCTCCTACAAGATTTCCGACGGCGCCGGGAACACCGATATGGGCAAGCTCAGCCTGGAGATAAAGGGCGACCCGCTTGCGCCGAACCAGGTGCTTCTCGATTTCGAGGATCTGCCGCTAGGACTGACCGGCACCTTTACTTACCACGGGCTGCTGTTCAAAAACGCAACCGTGGTGCAGGCAGACGATGGCGGTAAGGAGATATTCTTCCAGGGTGACGGAACCGAAAATTCAGGGATTTTTGGATCCGGTGACATCGACCTCATAGAACTTGATTTTCACGATGGTGACGGCCTGAGCACAACTGGCCCTATGATGATCAATGGTTCATACCACCCGACAATTTCGGAATATTATGATGATCCCTTTATTGGGCACATTCAGATTGACGGAGATCATTTCACCGAGATGTATTTTGGCTCAAACTTCGCGGGAACTGCGTACGCTTACGTCGACAACATGATCCTACAATATGACAGCGTAGTGATCGGCTAGAGAGCCACCTTACTCGATGGATGACGACACGGTCCCACACCTCGACCGATGCCGCTGCGGACGCCAGCCGTTAGCGTCTTATGGCCCCGTCTCGGTCATTTCATGCCGGAAGTGCGGGGAGACAATTACCGTCGAGACGGCGCCGTTTTTCCGTAACCCTGTCACGCAACGTGAGAATGAGGCCTGGCGGGCGACGACCGTATGGAACGAACTCAGGAGCCGGAGCTCATCGAGATGATTGCTGAATTGATCCTCTGCGCCTCACTGACGGCCGTCGACGGCGACACGGTAAAATGCGATGGGCAGAACATGCGGCTGCTGGGGGAAGGTGTTCCGTTCGTCTCGGGCATCGATACGCCGGAGATTGGATCGCATGCGAAGTGCATGAAGGAACGGAAGCTGGCGCTGATCGCCAAGGGAAGGCTGAAAGAACTTCTGACCGAAAAGGGCTTGCGGATCGAATGGAGCGGTGTGGTGGACAAGACGCCATCGCGCCGGCCACTCATTAACATCTATCGAACGAATGGGGAAGAGATCGGGAAGAAGCTGCTGCAGGACGGCTTTGCCCGGACCTGGTCGCCGGGGCGGCGTAACGATTGGTGCAACTGACCGCTGTCGATCGATCAGGTCCGCGGCAGGATTAGCAAATTCAGGTAAATTGACCATCTTCGAGACGATGTCATTCTTGTACCTGCCGCGCCTCCTCGATTGCGCGGTACCACTGATACAAAATGCCCCGTCCTGGCGGGGCATTTCGCTTATTGGGACTTCGGTACGCGGCCCTTCGGTCAAATACCTTACGGGAACCAAGCCAGTCCGCTTTTGTTAGTGCAATGGGATCGCAAAGAGGCCCTGAACCCAGGGCCGGTCCGCCCCTTCCACTGCTTTGCGATCCCGTCCTTCCCAAATCCGCCCCGTCTCAGCGGGGCTATTTTTCATTCGGCCGCATCCCCGCGCGGCAAGGGCGGGCCTGAGCAGGTTGAATGTCGAGATAAGTCTTTTGGATAAATGTTCGCCGTCCCCTAAGGCGGCTACAATCTTCGCGCGAAACGTCGGAGATGGGGGCATGGGTCGCAGTTATCGCAATCCGCAGAAGTCGGTGCTGTTTAGGGCCCCGGGCTTGCTCATCGGCGCGCTTGCGTTTGGTGCAGCCGGCGGCATGACCGTCAGCGACTTGCTCGCTTCATGGAACGCTTCTGGCGGCGCCGGACAATCGTGCAAGATCAAGGGCAATATCAGCATCGACACGGGCGAACGCATCTTCCACGTGCCGGGGCAGCGATACTATGCACAAACGAAGATCAGTCCCCGGTATGGGGAACGTTGGTTCTGCTCGGAATTTGAAGCTACGGCGGCAGGCTGGCGGAAATCGAAATCGTAATGAGTCTAGATGACAGTCTCCTGTGCTTCAGGCTCATCCTCGGGCTGCCAAGCGGTCGCATCTAGTACCTTAACCCGGTTCACAAACACACGGTAAAACTCGTTCAGTCGGGCGGCTAGCCAATCGTGTTGGCGAGGCCAATCCGTTCGATCCTCCGGATCGACTTCGTTGAGGGGCGTCGATATCCGCGTATCCCTGCCATCGGGCAGTTCGTCCCAATCAAGAGCATAGCCGAGCTCCGACTCGATCTCCGATTTCTGTTGATGGAGCAGATGGAAAAACGCTTTGGCGTCGGTATTGGAGATATAAAGCTCGGCACGCACCTGTCGTTTCGGTCGCGCCATCGAAGCGTTTACCCCAAAACCTCTACGTCCGATCGAATAGGACATCCAAGATTGCGGTTGCGGCTTACGCTCTCTCGCTAGAGGACCACCATTGGCCATCAGAACACTGCCCAATGCACTCCAATAGGTCAATTGAAGCGCCTTGGTGCCGGTAAGCTCCGCCTCGTCGATTGCTCGTGCTGCCTGAGTGACGAGTTTGTTCCAGTTGTTGGGCTTGGAAACGATGTTGAAGCGGGGAGCGGCCGGCGAGTCACCGATCCTCCAAAGCTCTACCTCCACCCCAAAGAACCGGAAGGTTTCATCCGTGATGCGGTTCAGCCAATCGAGTGTAGAGCGGTGCTCTTCAGTAAATCGCGCGGCAATCCACACGATTGTCACGGCCTCAAGGCCAGAGGCATATGTCAACAGTTGCCCTAGATGAGAATGGTCAGTGCGCTCGAGCTGATTCTCAATCAGCACCCAAGCGTTGGTGCCGATGTCTTTACATAGTATGTCGGCGCGAAACGGCCCTACGGCTCTCTCTTGCGCTTCTAGTTCAAGTTCAAGCCCAAGCGTTTCGCCAAGTGTGAGAAGATTTTCTTCGCTCGCTAGCCACGGCGTGAAGTGAGATGATTCACTCATCCAGATATCACGAACCTCAATCCTTACGAGCTTGCCGAGATTATATGCCGTCATGCTTCGCCCCTTCGTAACCAACATGCGATACGCATTCGAAATGAATATTGCAAACCGCGCAGACGCAAATTGAAAATCACTGCTGGGCTAACGGCTCGTCACCCAGGCAATCGCCGCAGCCCCAAACTTGGTGATGATGAAGGTGAGTGCAGACGCTCCGATCCCGACGATGGCGAGCGCGCCTATGCCGCGTTGCCTCCACATTTTCACGGCGTCGGTCACCGGCTTCATATCCCTGACGTCGTCCTGAACCGCGGCGGAACTGAGCTCCACCTTGCTTACACGGTCGACGATCTCATCCATGCGGCGATGCATCGATGCGCGGCTCGCATCAGCCTTCTCTTCCGATCGACGGACCCCTTCCAGGATGATGTCGACCTTCGCTGTCAGCATTCCGATTTCGCGGTGCATTGAACCATCATCCGTTGGCGTCAAATCCCAGCCCCCCTTGAATGTCAGTCGATGTCGTGGCTTCAGCGCGAGCCGTAGCGTGTCTGCATGTCGCTGCCCCAGGCAGCGCAATCGTATGCCTGGCGGTCCCTGTTCTCGGCCAGGATCTCCCAACGCTTCTGAACGATCACCCAAGGCTCATCACCAGGGCGAACGCGGCCCATCCTCGCCACACAGGCATCCGGAAGGTCAGGGAACGGCACGGATGCCCTCGCCTGCCCTTCGACGACGGCAGCGATGGAAGCACGCTCGTTGAGGCTCTGACAGCCGGCCAGCAAAGCGAGCATCAATATCAGTGCTGATCGAGCCAAAGCCGATCCTCCTCGGTTGGGCGCGATAACCTGCCATTTTTCGCGGCTTCCGCCAGCAGGCGCTCCACCTCGGCATTGGCCGCCTCAATCGCCTTCTGCGTGGCAGCTGCGCGAGCTGTCGCCTCGGCGGCGGCTCTGTTGGCTTCCGCGTGCAATCGCCGCTCCTCGGCCAGCTGCGCGGCCAACGCCTCGTATTGAAAGGTCGAAACAGTCTTCTCGAGCCTCGCCTCGCATTGCGCCTTCTGTGCCGCGGTGGCGATCGTCACCTGGTCGGTGGCATAAGAATGCGCCCTGCCCGTCGTCAGGTCGCCAATGATCGGGATGCTCGACAGATATGGAATGCGCGAGGCGCCGGGCAGGCCCCAGTCGTAGACGTAGAGGGCAAGGAAAGCGCAGCCGCCGATCCCGATGGTGCGTAGCAGGAAGGCGAAGAGCGCGCTCACAGGCCTTCCCACTTCGACAGGAAGAGCCGGTCCCAGAAGATGTAGACGAGCAGCCCGAGCACGGCGACGAACAGCACCAGCGTGATCAGCGGTATGCCGATCGCATTCGAGATGTCGCGGCCGCTGCCGACGATATTGGAAAGCTCATAGGCTTGCGAACTCAGGCCGGCGATCGAGACGCCGCCGCCGAGCAGCGCGGCCCGGCCGGTATTGCTCGACGCCACGCCCTTGCCGCCGATCTCCGAAACCTCGCCCTCGCCCCAGATGGCGACAGCCTTGCGAAACCAGGCGCGCCGATCGGCCAGACCGTTATAACCGCCGTTGATGCGCTTGGTGATCGCGCGGATGTCGTTCTTGTCGGCGTAGCGGTTCAACCCGTGTTTGGTCCAATACCAGATGGCCGAGCGCAGCGCCCACGGCATCTGCGCCAGCTGTTCCGGGTTTTTTTCGAAATCCGGGCAGCCGGGATAGCGTGCCTCTGCCCAGACGGTGAAGGCGCGGTGATTGGCGCGCCCGGTCGTCTGGATCAGGCCGTGGCCCTTGAACTTGCGCCCGTCCCCCGGCTTCACATTGCCGAGATCGGCGCGGCCCTCATAGGCCTGACCCGAGGCATATTCCGTCATGGTCTGGAAGCCGTCGCTCTCATGGGCGATCTGGGCCATGAAATGGCAGATGCGCAGCGGCGTGTCGATGCCGGCTTCATAGAGGTCGTCAGCGGCCGCCGAAAGGCCGGCAAGGATCACCGGCTTGCCGCCCGGGGCATACCGCTTCAGGTCGTCGATGTTCATGAAATCGCCTCGTTAAGGTGGATAAGTTTTGTGAAAGGTTGCAAATCTCCGCAGCCGGAGTCATTCATGCGACGCCGATCGAGCGGTAAGCTCTGCTAAAGCATCTGCGAATATTCTGCCCAGAACCACGAGACCTGCCGAAGGAGGAAAGCGAATGCGAGCCTTGGTTCTGGCGTTTGTTCGGCTCGGACCTGCTTTGGTCTATGCCATCGGCGCAGTATTTGCCGCCAGCATGATACTGCTGGCCATGTACCCTTCACGCCCGTTTGCTTGGGAGCTGTACATAACGATGCTGCCGGTGTTGCGCCTACCCATCATGTTGCTAAGCGTTGCGGGGATGGGAGCGTGGGAACTTCTCGCTGCGTTCGCATCGATGGTGATTTTCGGCGTCTATCTTTCTTTTCATCCGAAACGGTTTCTTAGGGCACGCTTCGTTCATGCTCATGTTGCGCTGCTCGGGCTAGTGCTTGCCAATGCCGCGGCAAGCGCAGCCGAAGCAGGTCGCAGCGGCGCATCGATCCCCGGTTATGTTGACTGGTCGCTGCCGTTGCCGACAGCGTTGCTCGGAACCGCGTTGATCATCTGGGCCGCCCTCGCCTGCGTTTCCACACACGCCGAGATCATCCGGCGTATCCGGGCCAGCATGGCAACGCGCCGGGCGTAAGTCTCATACTTAATATTTGGTATTCACCATTTTAGCAGGTTGCGGTTGCCATTTTCCGCAACCGTGCAAAGATGCGTTTAAACAACGTGGGGGTACCAATGAGCAATCGGCATTTAATTATTGCAGACATCATCGGCCGGATTGGCATCTGCTTCTATTCATTACTTGTTGTATGGACAAAGATCTCGCGGATAGTGACGACCGGCGACTATCTGTCCCGCGGCGTCGTATTCCTAATAGCTGAGATCGCTGCGATCTTATTTATCGGCATGATGTGTGTCGTGACCCTGACGAGAATGCCCCAGGTGCGGTCGGCGCGCGGCGTCGAACCATACCTGACGGCATTGGGAGGCACATTCCTCTTCCTGCTCATCGCCTTCCTGCCTCCGCCAATGGTGTTGCCAGAAGCTGTGCGCGTCACCGCGATGATTTTGATGATCATCGGCTTCGTTTCATCGGCATATATGCTTGCGATCCTCGGCCGCAGTTTCAGCATAGCACCAGGCGCAAGAGCTCTGGTCACGACGGGACCATATTCCATCGTCAGGCACCCGCTTTATCTGACCGAGGAGATATTCATTATCGGAATGATCCTGTTCAGCTTTTCGCCGTGGACGGTATTTCTCGGAATCGTTCAATGGTGCCTGCAACTTCGCCGCATGAGTAACGAAGAAAAGGTGCTCCAGGAGGCATTTCCCGACTACCGGTCCTATGCCGAGCGCGTCCCCAGGGTGATCCCGTTTTTGCCGATGCGCGGCAAACGCGCCGCGACCGTTGGATGACGGTCGTGACCCAACGGTCGGTCAGGACCGCGGGAAAGCAGCTGTCGGCACGCTGAAGCTGGTATCCGTGGCGTAGCGGGCGACGCCCTTGGTGATGCGGACTTCATCCAGCCAGCCATTCATGTCGACGATACCGCCACTAGTTTGGGCGCCCAAAGCAAGCGCCGTACCGTTGTCGGCGATCGCGGAGTTCGCCGGGGTGGCGCTCGCGCGCATGACGCCATCGATGTAGACGCGTATTTTACCCGTCGCGTCATGGTCAACCGCTACGTGGTACCACTGCCCAGTCGTCATCGCCGTTCCGGTTGTGGTGATCGTCGTGAAGTTGCTACCGGCCATCGACAGTTGCCCTATCGTCGATGAGCCGGTCATGGTCCAACCCGCACTGCCGCCCTGACCCATGATGCCTCGGTTGTTACCATCAAGGACGTTCCAGCGTACCCAGCACTCTATTGTCCAGGGCGAAGAGTTAGTGGCGCCGAGCTGCCAATCAGCGGAGTCAGCGGCTGTGACGAAGTCACCTGTACCATCTAGCAGAAGCGAAGCCGTACCGAACTTGAACTGCGCGGTATCTAGCTGCGCATTACCTGCGAAGGTCAGAGCATGTGCGGCGTTGCTTTCATCTGACGAGGTGGTTGCGCCGTCGGCGCCGTTGAAGCCACAAAGCAAGACGACGCTGGAGAAATGCGGATCACTGCCGTTATAACTCAGCGTCGCCGCATTCCCCGTCAGCGTGAAGCTCGCCTGCGCTGCGGCCATGACCAAGGTGCGCGTGAAGGTGTTGCTGACGCCCGTCAGCGCAAACGAGCCGGAGCCGGCCAGCAGCGTGAAGATCTTGTTGAGCGCCGCTGCATTGCCGTTCAGCGAGAACGCGCCCTCGCTTGCCGCCAGCCGCAGCGCCCGGGAGAGCGCCGCCGCATTGCCTGTCAGGGTGAACGTACCGGTCTCCGCCACGAGATCAGGATTGCCCGTCGTCAGATCCGCATCGATACCGGTGAGCGCGAAGGAACCGGCCGCAGCCTGCAGCTTCAGCGCCCGCAGCAGAGCCGCGCTGATGCCGGTCAGCGTGAACGTGCCCGCATCGGCCGTCAGCGTGGCCGGGGCGGATTGATGGTAGCGATAGGAATTGACGAGGAAGCTCATGAGCGATCAGGCCAGCGTGAGAACGCCATTGGTTGCGTCGAAGTCGATCGTCAGGCTTTCGCCGCTGGCGAGCGTCAGATCCGAGCCGTAATCGTACCAGCCGATCAGCTCGTCGTTGGTCGCCGTGTCGTTGTAGATGACGACATAGCGGAAGGCCGCGACCGAGCCGCCCGAGGCCGACAGCACCAGGTCGGTCAGCGTCAGCTTGTAGATTCCGGACGACTGCGCCGACGATGCCGTGGTGATGTCGCGCGACGACAGGTTCGTGTAGCTGATCTGCGTCAGGTTCGAAAGCTGCGAATTGGTCGCCACCGGGGCGTTGGCCGCAGCGCAAAGCGCGACCTTCAGCTGGTCGGAGCCGAGGTTGTGGACTTTCTCGGCCAGAGCCTCGACGAAGGAATTGAATTTGTTGAAAGACGCCATTGTTCAGGTCTCCTATGTCCTGTTACCGATCAGCACCACCTTGAGGCCCTTCGCCCCGGTGCCTGCCGTATCGATGTCGATGGTGATTTCCGCGTCGTCGGCGAGCGATGCGTCCGAGATGACGGCCGGCGTCGCAGCCGTCGTCGATGTCTTCTCGCTGGCGTCGATCGTCAGCTTGGTCGAGAGGATCGACGCCCCGCCCTCGTTGATGTCGACGGTGACGACGCCGGACGACGAGGCCGTGGTGAGCGAGGCCCGGACGGCCGTCAGCGTCACGCCATCCGGCATGCGGAAAGTCGCCTTGGCGGTTCCGGTGGTGATGTCGGTGGTTTCGTCGCTCGCCGCGACCACCAGCTCGAAGGCTGCCGCGCCGGCGTCGCCGGTCGGCTCCAGATCGCCGAAGAGATCCCAGGTCAGCGTGCCGACCTTCTTGGCGACGACCACCGCACCCTTGCCGGCGGAGAACGCATTGTATCCGGTCGGGATATTGAGCGTGCCGCCGACGCCGGGATCGAAGGAGAGCTGATCGTTGCCCGCCTGGCGGAAATAGAGTTCGGAGTCGATCGGGAAGGCCGACGGCACGTCACTGATCGTCACCTCGCAGCCGGAATTGTTGGTGCAGCGGAAATAGCAGCCGATCTGCGTCGTGTCGGGTGTCAGTGTAATCCCGGTGACCGTGGTGGTGATCGAGGGCCGCGACAGCGATCGCGGCAGCGTGAACGGCCCGAAGGTCGACGCGTCCTCCATGACGATGGTGATCTGATCGCCGGACTGGGTGATGTCGGCAATCTGGTTGGGGCTCGGCGGATTGTCCTCGATCTCGGAAACGCGGCCGTCGAGATCCCAAAAATTCTCGTCGACCTCGGCCGGCGTCAGATTGGAACCCTTGCCGGGGCCCCAGGCGCCGGCGGTGCGAAAGGTGATCATGAATTTTCCTCAGTCGTCGGAGGGCGAGCGTTGACACAGAATCCAGAGCCGTATCGCGCCCACGCCGGGATCCTGGTAGGCCGTGGCACAGGCGCGGAAAGCACGCGTCCTGTAACGAAGCACGATGTCGCCGGCCGGATAGGCCTTGTCGATGATGACAGTCACATGTGCGGCGGAATAGGCGCCGAATTCTATCGCCGAGCCCGGCCCCTCCGCCCAATAGGGTGTCTCGCTATAGATGGCGTTGTGTTCGAGATAGGCGTGCGGCGATGTGTCGGAATCGAAGGGGATCGACGGCTCACCGGGGACCGTCATCCCGCCGCCGCTGCCGCCCGCCGTCATCTTCCAGAAATCTTCGAAAAGATTGCCGTAATGCGGATTCCAGAAGTGGTCGAGCACGCCATAGGTTGCCGACTGCGAGAAATCAGGCAAGCCGCCATCGACCGGAATATCCGAGGCGTCGACGGCGTGCCACGCATTCGAACGGTAGACATGGGGACCGTGCTGGCCAGCGGACACATAGCCGACCGACTGCGTCAGCGTGCCGATGTTGTTGATCACCTGCGTCCAGGTCGTCCCCCAATCGCCGGTCGGAATGACCGGCAGATCTTCCGGTATCGGCGGATAGGACTGAGAGCTGTCGTTGACGAAGCCGGGCCCCGCTTCGATATAGAAGGCGACATGGGTCACATTGGGCCAGCCGACCTCGACAATTGTCCGGAAGGGATCGAGAATGACGGGATTGTCGACCGTGCCCGGCATCAGCCCTCCGCCTCGTTCTTGAAGTTAAGCCGGATCCGCTCGCCTTCCGGCGTCTGGAAGGTGATCGTCTCGACCCGCTGCACGATGACATATTGCTCGCTGTCGTCGGGGTTCTCGACCCTGACATCGGATGTCGTCCGCGCCAGTTCGTGCCAGTCGATGACCGGCTCTTCCTCTTCGTCCTCGTCATTGCCGGGAAAGTCTGGCCAGTTGATGATCTGGATCGACGGGAGAAACTTCCGCCCCGAAAGCGCCTGGACGAAATCAGAGGCCTTGCCCCAGCGCACCTGCGCCTCGGCATCCTGGTCTTCGCTCGGCTTGCGGGCGAGGAGGCGCGCCAGAAAGCGCTCACCGTCATTATCCCCGCCCCCCCGAAAGCCGTAACCGCCGCCAAATCCGAATGTCATCAGGCTGCTTCCAGATCTATTGTTTTGGGGAGGGCCAGGTCGCTGACGGTCACGTCATAGACCGTCTCGAAAGGCCCCTTGGAAATCGGCTTGAGCGACAGGTCGACCTCGGTATAAGCCTCGTCGAGCGCGGCCGCGACCTCCGAAAACGACGAATGGAACGCGTTGATCAGCGCCCGCTGGTCGGTTTCGCCATTGATGACCGATATCGCCTCGAGCACCTGCGCCTGCGTCAAATGGTCGAAGTCGAGCCCGTCGTCATTCGGCGGCACGTTGGAATAGTCGAACACCGTCACCTCATCGGAAACGACCGCGGACGACGCCCCCTCGTAGCGCTGCCAGCCGGTCTCGACATAACCGTCCTCGACATAGGTCGGCGTGCCCGTCGCCACCGAGATGGCATTGCCCTTGCCGACCGAACAGCCGATGACGAAGGCGGCGACCGCTTCGCCGCTGTCACCGTCCATCGTCAGCGAATAGGAAATGATCTTGCCGGTTGCCGCCCCTCCCGGCAGCCGCTGATCCTCGACGCGGATGGCCTTGCGGCAGGAGAAGCCGGCGCCGTTCGACAGCCGCGTCTCGCCCTTGATCTCGACCGATCGCGCCCGCGCCCGCAACCGCGCCCGGCAGACGGCGACGAGATAATCGAGCGATTGCCGGCCGCGGGCCGTCGGAAAATAGGCCCGGCGCCGGCGCGAGCCGATCGGCAGGGCATCGCCGGGATCGACCGGTTCACCGACCAGGTCCGAAGACAGCGTCACGGCAAACGGCTCGGAATCATCGGGATCGATGATGAAGGCCTGCGCGTCCGATGTCAGCGTGAAGCGCACCACCTCGCGCCGCGTCCGCGAGACGTCGTAGCGCGCCGTCAGCGTCGGCAACATCTTCCAACATGGCCATTCCGCCTTCTGCCCCCAGAAGCCGGCAGTGCCGCTGAAGATTTGCGTTTCGAAATCGTCCGGCAGCACGGAACCGTCGAGCCGGGTGATCGAACTCAGCCCGAACGACCAGCCGCCGCCGATATTGGCGCCGGGAACCGGCCAGTCCTCCATCAGCCCCTGCCCCGTGAAGGAAGAGATGACGCCGCCCGTCGACGTGCCGGCCGCGGCGAAGGCGGCAAGCAGCGCCGGCTTCAGGTCGTAGCTGCCGGTGACCACCTGGTCCCAGCCGATCGTCGCCTCGCAGGTGATCTTCGTCGCCGGCGCCGAGCCGAAGGACAGTTCGATCGACTCGCGCACCACGTCTTCGCCGAGATCGATCAGGCCATCTTCCGCCTCGAGGATGTCGGAGGCGCTGACCGCATGCGTCACCCGGTCGATATGCCAGAGCGCCGAGCGGCTTTCGAGAACCGCATCCGGATCCTCGGCAAGCTCGGGCGTGACCCAGACCGGATCCCAGTATGGCGCAACCTTGAGGGCTGCGGCCGCAGTCGCCTTGCGGTCGGCGAAATCGGATGGCCGGGCGGAGAAGGTCAGGCGCACCGCCCTGCCGATGATCTCCTCCGGCATGCCGGCGAGCCGGCCGAAAAACAGCGGCTGGCCGCCTGACGGGTCGCCGAAATCGGCCGACAGCCAGGCCCATTGCTTGCGCGACGGATTGAGAAGCCCGACCTCGGGATTGCGGATATCGACGGTCAGCGCCGCGAATTCACCTTCCGCCTGCGACACTTCGAAGGCAAAGACCTGCTCGTCCTCGCGCAGGAACGCGACATCGAAATCGCTGTCCGCCTCGTCGACCCATGCGAAATAGTAGGTAGCCAAGCGTCAAACCTCTTCGAGCTCGAGGGTCCAGGAGACCTGCGCCCCGTATTCGTCACGCTTGAGCTGCCAGTCGGTGACCATCATCGTCAGCTGCGGCCGGTAATAGGTCATCGCCCCTTCGACCCGCGACGAACCGGAGACGACCGAGCGATCCGGCGAACCGCCGGAGGTCGGGTAACAAAGCTCGGCGATGCAATCGACGGTCACCACCTTGCCAGGCCAGATGCCGTTGACAGCAGGCGAAAGCTGGTCGGTTCCCGAGATCGTCGAGGTGAATTTCCGTAGCTGCGTCTCCGAAAGATCGACCAGCGTGCCGTTGATGGTGCGGCGCAGCTGCCCAGCGCCGTCGATCGGCTGCAGGCTCTGTTCGAGGCCGCGCGCCGAATAGGGCGCCACCCCCATGCCGGTGAGGACGAGGACGGTTTCGTTTGCCATGGTCCGCTACTTCCAGCTCGGTTTCTTGCCGGCCTTGCGCAGGCCCTGCCGGCCCTGATGCTTGGCCAGCCGATCGGCGACATCTTCGGGTGCGATCATCGGATAGGTCTGCCCGTCGAAGGTGAGATTGATCGGCCGGCCGCCACTCGCCGCCACCGGGCCGCCATCGGCGAAGGCCGGCACCAGCCGCGGCATGCCCATGCCATCGGTCAGGCTCGAGACATAGCCTCCGGCCGCGAACTTGAGGCGATCGAGAAAATCGACTGGCAGCCGGCCGCCGTTGAGCAGCGCAAACAGCTCGGCGCCATATTTCTGCACCGCGCGCGCCCTGATGACGAACTCGCCGACCGACAACCTGGCCGGTATGGAATCACTCGTCGACGTGCCCGGACCGGAGACCCGACCGCCGCCGGCAAAACGCCCGACCAGGCCACCCGTTGCCAACCCGTCGCCGCCGGCATTGGAGGTCGCCGATCGCGCCCGGCTTGCTGCCGCCTCCGCCCGTGCCGCCAGCGATTCCAGCGATGCCACGGCGCTCTGCAGTCGCGTCACCGCCGAGTTCACCGCGGCGAGAATCGCGTCGAATTGCGTGCGCACGGCTGTTGTCATGCGCTCTAGGATCTGCGGGATGCGCGTCGCCATGCTCTCGAACGGCGCGACCAGCGCATCGCCAAGTGCGCCGCCTTCGGCCACCGCCGTCTGGACCGTCTGCAGCGCCGTGGTGACGGCCGTCGGCACGGCGGTCAAAGCTGCGGCGATGCGATCGCGCGCCTCTTCAAAGGGCTTGGCCAGCGTATCGGCAATGCCGCCCGTCGCCTGCGCCTGTTGCTGTGTGCCGCCGCTGCCACCCGGGGCGCCCTGCCCCTGCTGGACCCCGCCGGAAATCGCACCGGCGACCGCCTGCGGCACCCGCGACACTTCGGCAATCACGCCGTCGGCCGCCGCCTTCGCCGCAGCGGGAACGTCGGAAAGCCCCTGCGTCATCGCATCGGCGACGGTCGGCTGTCCCTTCAGCTCGTCGGGCACATGGATGATCAGGTTCGAAACGTCATCCTTGACCTTGGCGACATTCTCGCCCGCCTTCGCCGCGCTCTCTGAAACGCCATCGAGCGACTGCTTGCTCGCGTCCGCCGCCTTGGCGACCCCATCGACCAAGTCGAAGGTCCGCTGCACGATCTTGCCGCCATCAGTCGTATGCACGGTGATGGTCTTGCCAAGCTGCTCGACTTTGCGATTTGCCTCATCAACCGCTGCGCCTGTCGCCTTGACAGGTGCAGTCACTGCGTTGGTTGCACTGGATGCCGCAGTATCGATCTTGGTCTGGATCTCCTGCAGGCGCTGCGTTGCTTCATCCAGCTGCTTCTGTGCAGCTTCGAGGCGTTTTTGTGCAGGATCGATATCGACCCCGAGCCGCTTTTCCATTGGACCGACCGCCGAGAGATCGGCCGACTGCTTGACGGCCGCCAACACCTCCTGGCGCATGGCCACCTGCGCCTTCGCGTCCTCGACGGCGGCACGCGCTGAATTCAAATGCGTTTCCGCAAGCTCCTGCAGTTGTTCCGCTGCGCCAGGGACACCGGCTTTTACCTGCGCAGTTGCGGCATCGAGCTCTGTCAGAGCCTGCTTGTGGTTTTCAGCCGCTGTCACGGCATCGCTCTGACGCGTCGCCAGGTAGAGAACTCCAGCCGCAAGCGCCGCCACAGCTGCTATAACCGGATGCGCGACCAGCAACGGCAGCGCCGCCACGACCAACATGATTGCCGTGCGGAGCACAGTGAAGGCGCCAGACAATTGCCCGACCGCAAGGACGATAGCCAGCGTCGTGCCTGAGATGTTGACGAATCCAAGCGTGAAGATGCGCAATCCCTCGGCGGCAACATCGAGCGCCTTCCGCAGAGCCGTTAGGGCTGGAATGAAGATGTCCGTGAGAGCCGTCTTCGCAGACTTGCCGAAGTCGACGACCGCATCTCGCCATTCGATAATCCAGTTGTTGCGCACGGCCGCATCATCGCCGGCAAGCGCCGAGATGAAATCCTGCACGATCGGCAGCGCCGCATCGGCGATACTGCGAGCAAAACCAAGGATCGCCTCTCGATTATTAATCAACACGTCGCGCAGGCGTTCGGCCGCCGCCGTGATCGCCGGCGCGAACAGCAGACCGATCTTGTCGCCGATTCCCTTACTGGCGCGGGAAACCTCAGAAAGCGCATCGCCCATCGCATCGCCGATGTCGCTTTCCGCGGCGGTGAAGACGATACCGAGCTTTTCGGCCTGCTCTCCCAGGTCGATGAGGCCCTGCTTGCCCTCGTTCAGGAACGGCAGCAATGAAGCGCCAGACTTGCCGAAAAGATTGATCGCTGCCGCCGATTTCTTGGCGCCGTTTGGCATCTTGGCAAAGGCGCCGGCGAGATCGCGGACGATATCCTCCGTCGGGCGCAGGCGCCCGTGCGTGTCCTTGATCGACACGCCGAGTGCGGAAAGCTTCTCTGCCGCTTCCTTTCCGCCTGCCGCCGCTTCGCCGATCGCCTTGTTAAGCCTCGACATAGCCGCGCCGAACGCCTCGGCAGCCACGTCGTTCTGCTCGGCCGCGAATGCGAGGCGCCCATAGGCATCGATCTGAAGGCCCGCCGCCTGGGCCGCCTTGCCGGCGGCGTCGGCAGCGTCGGCGCCGCTTTTGGCGAGCTTGACGAGGCCGGCCGCCGCGGCCGTCGTTACCGTCGTGACGCCGGCAAAGGCGAGCGCCAAACGCTGTCCCATGCTCTGCAGGCTGTTGCCGAAGGCACTGAGGCTTTGCCCGAACTTGGCGAAATCCGCCTGTACCGCCGACTTGCGGATCCTGTCGAAGGCCTTTTCGCCAGCATCGCCGAGCTGCTTGAGCTGGGCTTCGACTTCCTTGCCGCCGTCGAGCGAAATCCGCTGTTTGATCGTCTTGCGGGCCATTTCGATTGTAATCCTATTTGTTTATTCGAACTTCGCTAAAGTTCGCGCTATGCTTGCGGAATTGGGAGGACTATCGATGCGGAAATTTCTTGCGACGTGTGCGATTTCGGCTGCGCTTTTTACCATTCCGGGGTTGGCCCAGCCCGTCGCCGCCGAGGACATCGGCGACTGGATCAAGCAGCGCTGCACAAGCGAATGGCCGGGAGACTACTCCATGCAGGTCTACTGCATTCGCAAGCAGATAGAGGGGGCGCAGGAAATCGGGCGCCTGGCCAGAGGCGAAGCATCCAATGGCGACCTGCGCGGGATTCTTTCCACCTGCCTTTCGGAGTGGGGCGGCGACGCAAAGAATGCAGACTGGCCGATGATTTCCTATTGCTACCGCAAACAGCGCGAAGCCTGGCAGACAATGAAAAAACTCTAGTCGACGTCTTTCCTGTCGAGCTTCTGGACGAACACTTCGCCCATCCGGTCGACGGCTCGATCGACAATTTCGTTGATCGAGAAGCGGTCGCGCAGCCTGACGCTGTCGACGCCAACGAAGAGCGGCACCGCCCGGATCACTCCTGTTTTCGCCGCCCCCTTGCGCAGCTTCGCCAGGGTGACGTTGCCCAAATCGCCGGACTGGGCCTGATTTCTGGACACGGCCATCTTGCCGAAAAGCAGCGGCTTGCCGCCGGCACGCCTCACCAGCTGGAGTGGCCCGATCGCCTGCATGAAGCGAGCCGGCGTCATTCGATAGCGGCCGACCTTCTTCGGCGTGGACTTGAGCGGCAGCCACAGCAGCGGCTTGCCGCGGATGGTCGCCCCGCTTTCGAACACGTCGGCATAGGGGATCTTGTGATAGATCAGCGCCGCCGCATTCAGCGACACCTTACCCTTCGGATAGACATCGACCCGCAGCGCGTTCTGCCACCGCTTCGAAAAGCCCGCCGAGGCAATATCCTGTCGCCCCGCGGTCTTGATCTCGTCGGCGATCTCCTGGATCGTCTCCTGGCCTGCTTCGGCAAGGGGCTGGTATTTTTCTCGCAGCGCCTGCTCGAATTCGCCCTTGACGGCCCGGAAGAGGAGTTTGAGCGTCATTCCTTCTGCAGGTCCTTCATCTGCTGTTTCACGTCCTGCGGCTTTCCGCGTGCCGCCGAGAACCCGACAGCGAGATCGCGCGCCTGCTCCCGCTTCAGCCGGGTCGATGCGAAATCGAGGAACCCAGCAATCTGCCGCGGCGTGTAGCACCAGACAGAGCTTGGCGGGTGCCCCATGGCGATCAGTGCTTCGACGCCTTCGGCGATTTCGTACCCGGCGCCATATTTGATAGATCGCCGACGAGGCCCAGCTGGGCCGTCAGCTTTTCGACGAAAGGGCCTGGTCCACCCGGCATCGTCACCTTGAGGATGGCCGCAATCAGATCGGCTTGCGCCTCGATCCCGAGGCGTGCGGCGGCAGCCTCGTATTCCTCTTCGCCCGGGTGACCGGTTCCGGCCGCGATGATGGCGGCAACGGCATCGCCGCCGATCTCCAGCCAGCGGGACGCATCAACGCCCCGCCCTGTTATCGCCATGCGCATCTCCGGGAAACGCGCGAGAAGATGCGCGATTCCCTTCGCGGAGACGCCGGGGACGTCGACTTTCGTGCCGTTGATGGTGACGGTCTCGGTGACCGCTGCGATATCAAGCAATCCCGCCATGCGGGCCTCCAATACTGGTTAGATGATTTTGGGGAGCCCGCAGGGCAGGATCTGTTAAGCCGCGTCGGTGAAGGTGATCAGGCCGAAGTCGGACGTGCCGTCGGTGTATTCGGTCGCCAGCACGTCGCCGGTGATCTCGATCTGACCCCATTCGTCGGAAATCAGGTTGAACGAACCGGACGGCCCGAACGACACGTTCGGCAGCTGCACATCGACCTTGTTGCCGACGTCATTGGTGCCGGTGAAGTCGATCTGGCCGGTGATTTCGGCTTCGCTCATGATCCGGAACGACTTCGTACCGTCGGTGGCGACGGAAATTTCGCCCATCAGCTGCAGCGCCAGGTTTTCGGAGGTCACCTCGTCGAGCACGATGCGGATCGTCGCGCCCTTTTCGGTGACGACGGTGCGGTCCTTCTTGCGTACGCCCGAGCGCGACGAGAAGTGATCGAGTTTTTCGATGGTCGGCGTCAGTTCGATCTCGGGCGCGTTGCCGAGATTGCGCTGGACACCGCCGGTCGGCGTGAACTTGATGATGCCCTTGCCGATGAAATAATTCAGCGTATTGGGAGAAGCAGGCATGTCGGTCTCCTTTCGAGAGCGTGAAAAACCGGGCTATGCCGGCATCAGATGGAACCGGGGCGAAGTACGTATCGGAACGAGAAGGAGAGCCCCACCTCCCCCATCATCGAGCGGCCGCGCGAGAGGCCGGAAGCGGCGCCTTCGTATCGGCCGCCCTCACGGTCCTTCGTCAGCGCGATGATCTCGGCATCGTTGGCGATGGCGTTAATGACGCGGCCACGAAGCAGGTTAACCTTCGTCCCAACCGTCGTCGCCTTGTCGGCGACGACGATGTAAATCTCCGGCGTCATGGTCATGATGCGCGGCGCGGTCGGCGGGCGCGACACCGGGTCGCTGTCGTCTGCCGTCTCGTCGCCGTCGAGGATGACGGCGAGCGGCAAGGTGCTTTCATTCTGATCAAGCTCGTTGCGCTTGACCTTCTTGATGTCCTCGACGCCGGCAATGACGAGGCCGAGCCGAACAAGGATCAGTTCCCTGGGATCAGCCATCGACCGCCTCCAGCACCAGCACGATCTCGCCGTTGGATTCCCCTGTCGGGACCGGCTTCGGATGATGGCTGGCGATCCGCCAGCTGTTGCCGTTGAAGGCGATGACCGCCTCGTCGAGCGCGTTGCGATCGACGCCCTTCTCGGCTAGCTCGGCGGCCCGCAGCATCGCGCCGGGAACGATGGTGCCTATCTCGACATTCGGCCCGATCGGCAGGCCTGCGGTCTTGTCGATAACCGTCAGCGTCACTGCAGTTCCGGCGGTGTCGGTAAGCGTTAGCACCGCATCGACGCCATAGATCGAATAGGCCGGATCAAAGAGCAGCGCTGCATAGTCCATCATACCTGTCCTTCACCCCTAACATCGCCCTGAAGGCGAGGCCGCTCTTCATCTCGTCGAGCGTGAACTGTTGCGCCATCAGCGATGCCCACCAGGCGTCGCGCTCCGGCATGTCAGGCGCCTCGATCTCGGCCAGATCCGTCGAGCAGACAGGGGCCGCCGGATTGCTCGGCTCGACGATCGCTGGAACGCCGGCGACCACCGCATCGACGGCGACCTTGCTCGAATGCGTCACCACCACGAAGGCGCGGGCGAGATCGTGAGCCAGCGGCCGGATGCATCCCTTTTCCCGCACGATGACCGGCCGGTCCGTATGGGCCGCGATCCGCCCGGCGATCGTCCGGCACCACTCCGCCATGTCGGCGCCGAGCATCCGGCCGTAATGCATGCCGGGCAGCGCCAGCAGCACATGATCGCCGCGGCTTTGCCGCCATGCCGCCATCCGGAACGGCAGCCTGGTCCGATCCGCATCGACGAGGAAGGCCGGCGACAGGCCGCGGAAGGTGATAGCGTAATAGCCGCTCGCCCGGCCATTGGCCGGCCAGTGGAAGCCGTTGTCGACATGCCACCAGTCGACGCCGCTGCGCACCGCCGGCGGCACGATCTCTTCGGAAAGCCAGCGCTGCCCCCAGACGACGAACGACTCTCCGGCCGGCGGCGCGCCGAGGATCAGCTTGCCGCGGCCGCCGGAACCCTGCTCGAGCGCCGCCATGATGCGGCGCGTCTTCATCTCCCGTTCCCGGGTGACGCAGAGGAAGATCATTTCCAGACCAGCAGAAAATCGCCGCCGATCTCCCAGACGACCTCGGCGCCCCAGGACCTGAGAAGCTCGACGGCGTCGGTCGTGCCGCGGCCGTAGCGCTCGGCGCTGCCGTTCGGCTTCTGCTCGACGATCACGGCGGGCTTCTCTCGCTTCAGCGTCTTTTCGCCGCCTGATATGACCGGCACTTCGAAACCCTCGACATCGATCTTGATGAGGTCGATGCCCTTCAGGCGGAAACTGTCGAGCGTGAGCGCCGTGACGGTCTCGCCGGAGTCGGAGACGGCGGCATTGCCGCTGTTGACCGCGTCCGCCGCAAACCGGAGTTCGCCGGCCTTTTCGGCCAGCGCCACGCGATGCAGCTCGACACGCGGATCCTGGATGTTGCGCTCGAAGCAGGCGACGTGCTCGGCGACCGGTTCGAAGGCCGTGACCTTGTCGAAGGCAAGCGCCATCACCCGCGACCAGAGCCCGACATGCGCGCCGACATCGACGGCATGGCCGCGGCCGCGCACGTGCGGCAGGGCCGCATGGTATTTGCGAAACTGATAGGTGCCGCGCCCATCCACCAGCGGATTGTGCGCCAGCTGCGCCGCAAAATGCGTGTCGCTGTCAGGAAACCAGATGCCACGGATCTCTTTCATTGCCAGTAGCCTTCCCGGCGCGGCGCCTTGAGGTCGCTCGGCCGCGAGCGCCCCTCGCGCTTTCGGCTGCCCTTCAGGTGATCGAACCATTGCCCGAGCGGTCCGTTGACCAGCGGATGACTGGTCTCCCGGCCTTCGCCCGAAAGAGATTTCACCGTCGCCCGGCAGCACTCGACCACCACCTGCAGCACGTAGCTGTCATGGTATTCGTTGAGCCCATAGAGCGTGTCGTTGGAATACATCGCATCGAAAGCCGATGTGTACTCGAGGTGGTTTTCATGCCGAAGGTTGAGCATGTAGAAACCGCATTCCGGATAAATCGACGCCCGGTCGAGCCAGGAAATCCATTCATCGCCTGCCGGCGCCAGTCCCTCGAGGTCGGCGATCGAAACCGGCGCATGCGTGACGATGTCGCCGTCCAGCCAGATCAGCACGTCGGCATTGACCGTGCGGGCCGCATGGCAGACCGCCGCCGCCTTGTGGCTGAAGCGGACCGCATCCCAGCGGAAATCGCGGAACGGCCGGTTCCGGTTGCGCGCCTTGAATGCATCGAGCCATGGCGACGCCGAGGCGAGGTGAACGATCTCGCAGCTTTCATCGGCAAGCCGTGACAGCGCGGACGGCAACGGACGGCAATGGGCAAGGAGGTCGTCTGCATCCCATCCTTCGCTATAGAGCCGCAGCGACACATCGCGCGGCCAGGCCTGGCAGAAGCTTTCCACCATCCGCCGGCCGTAAAGATCGAGGCCGGCGCGGTTGAAGGTGCTGATCGCCGCAAACGTCGTCATGCCGCCCACCGCGAAAGCTCTGCCCGCCACTCGTTGGCATATTCGCAATCCTCGTAGCCCGGCATCGACGGTATGCCGTCGGTAAAATGCACGATGTTGGGCGTGATCTCGGGACTGGTATGACCGACGAGATAGTTCCAGCTCTGGTCGAGTGCACCGATCTCATGATCCTTGAGCCAGCAGAAGCCGTGCAGGTCGCGGCCGGGAACCGAATTGACGAGCTCGACGCTCAGGGCCTTGTTGGACGGGTGGCCGCAGTTGAAAACCATCATGCTCGACCAGTTCTTCCTGAAGTAGCGGGTCTGGACCTGGCCATCCATTTTCGTCTCAGCCGCCGGCTGGTGATCGTGCTTGACGACCATCACCGCCTTCGATGGGTCGCACTGCTGGAAGAGGCGCACAAGGTTCGTCCGCACCAGCATGTCGCTGTCCATGAAGATCGCCCAGCCGTCGTAATCGTTCAGATAGGGGACGAGGAAACGCGAGCAGGCAAACTCGGTCGCCATCGGCGCATCCGATATATCGTCCCAGAGCCGCCCGTCGCGGCGTGAGGTCGGACGGGTGTAGAGCCCCCTCGCCTTCAGCTCGTCAAGCACGAGGCCGGTGGTCGGAATGGGCAGCGTCAGCTGGCGTCGCGTCGAGCGCCTGGCCACCGCGAAGGCGTTCGCCTCGCGCGGGTCGAAACCGATATGGATGGACTGCTTCTTCATAAACACTCCGGAAACGGACGCCTGGGCCACACGTCGATGGCGCTGTCAGGATTGGCATTGATGATCGCCACGCCGAGGCGTTCAGCACTCGGGGCGATCTGTCGGTATTCGGCAGCCTGCTCGTCGAAGCACCCTGCCTTGAGCGGCCAGGGCCATGGGCGTCCGTGGCAGTGGCGCGCGCCCTCGGGAGCGACCTTGCCGTCGACGCCGAGCAGCACGATGCGGCTTGCGCCGAAATGCACCGCGAGATTGATCGCGCCGGTCGTGCTGGTGCGCCGCAGCGCCACCGTATCCGGTTTTTCGGAAAGGTCGCCGGGCTCGACCTTGTGCACGAGCTTGACGCGCGGGTCGGAAATCTCTTTCGCCGAGGAGACGATCAGCCCCTCGAAGGCCTTCGGTCGCAGCGCCGGATCCTTCCACCAGCGGCCATCGGCAAAGAACAGCACGTCGGCGGCGGGATAGGTGAGCCACGACGATTTCACCGCGATGACCCGCCGCCCCGCAAGGAGCGACAGGTCGAGGCCGTTGACGGACGGGCCGCTGGCGAGAACGAAAACCGTCTCGCCTTCCCAGATCCGCGGCGCCGTCCAGAAGCCGGTCATCAGGTGCAATCCAAGCTTAGCTTGCCGTTCCGCGCTGCAGCGAATCCGGCTTGGTGCACAGGCAGATCGCGTTCATCTGCATTTCGATAATGCGCGCCTTTTCGTTCAGCGTTTTATACTGCTTGGCGTAGCGCGGCAGTCCGATCGTGTTGACCGTCTCCTCGTAATCTGCCGGGCCGAACCGGGTGATGAAGAGCTCCGGCACGCCGGCCGCGACGAACCTTGCCTCGGTCGGCGCAACCAAGGCATTGCCGCCATTTGCGGCCTTCGCCTTCGGCCGAGTGTGATACCGAAGCCAGGAGATGCCGCCGAACTCGAACGGCATGCGCGGATCGCCGCGCAGGGCAACCGACGCCTGCCAGTTTTTGTAGGTTTCTGCAACCTTCGGATGGGTCCAAAGGTTCTGCATGAAGGTGTCGCCGGCGATACCCCAGACCCGGCTCGGCTGGCCACGCCCCTCCAGCGCGTCCTCGACCGCATCGAGCACCGTCTGGCACTTGCCGAGCACATCGGTGGTTTCGGAATTCAGCTGGAAATTGACGGCGGCAGGCTGTGCGATCCCGAACTTGGTGAACGTGTTCAAGATCGTATTGCCCGCCTTGTTCAACACGATACCCTTGACGGCCCCAACCCGAAGCGCTTCCAGTTGGAAATCGAAGTGACGGGCATGGCGCGCCATTTTCTTGTTGACGCGACCGATAACCGTCTCGAGCTCGTTTTCGGTTCCGAATGCACGCTTGCCCTGCACCTCGTCGGCAATCACGGAATCGTCGCGCTGGAAATGCGGGATCCGGATGTCGATCAGGTCGCGGTCTTCACCGCCGACCGTCTCTCCGACGCCGCCATAAGGGGTTTCCGCGACAAGCGAAAGGCCGTCCGTTTCCTTCTCGATCGACACGATGCGGGTATCGACCCCTTCCTCCTCGAAAATGCCGAGATCGCCGAACAGTGTCGGCACTTCCGGAAGCTCATTGAACGAAGCCGTCAGTCGCTGCAGCGAGAAGGCGTCGTCGTCGAAAATATTCAACATGGTCAGGTTTACCTCTGAAATGGCGTCGCCACGCGATGCGCCGAAACCGCTGCCCAAGCGGCAGGAAGGGCTTATGCTGGTGCGACAGACGCGTCAGCGTGCCTTGATGCCAAGCGCGAGCAGGCTGGCCTGCGCCGCCGCCTTCTCGCCGCCGGCGGTCGATTCTGCCGGGTAGGTCAGAAACGCGTCCTTGACCTCTGCATCCTTGTCGAGCACAGCCACCTCGACATCGCCGTCGGTCGCATCGGTCGTGCGGCAGAGAATGCCGGCGATCGGCGTGGAGAGTTCATCACCGGCAGTATTCAGGTCGCCGGAAGAGGCGATCAACTTTCCGGTTCCGTCATCCTCGAGCAGAGTGCCGGAGATGAGGTTTTGGCCGCTTTTCAGGGTGGCATTGGAGCGCGACAACTGGCCATTTGCTTCGGAGAGGATGAACTCCTCATCGCGGGCGCCCATCGTGAGAGTGGTCATGATCTGCTTCCTTTCGAGATCAGAACGGGTTTCGAGACTTTCTGGATGGTCCGCCGCCTTCAGGCGCCGAGCCGTTCAGCGCGCGCCTTCGCGCGGTTGGCATAGATTGTCGCCGCGGTCGGGATCGGCTTGCTGTCGGCAGTCCGGCCGGCGTGACCAGGCTTGGTCACGTTCTGGTCGGAGGCAGTCGCACGTTCGGTCTGCAGCTCGTCGACGACTTCGGACAGCGACTTTCCGTCCGCGATGAAGCCGGCTGCCCTGTCGATCTTGCCGACCATCTTGCAGGCCGCCATGATGTCGGCCGAGCGCTTGCGTTCTGCGGCTTCTGCCTCGGCGGCCGTGCGCGTGTCCGTGGGAGTTGTCGCCGTCTGGTTGCCGCCGTTCGACAAGGCTGCGATCTCGGCATCGATCTCGCCGTCGATTTTCAGGATTTCGCCTTTGATCGTCGCCAGGCGCTGTTCCTGCACCGCCGTCAGTTCACCGCCCGTCTGACTTTCAGCCGCCGCGAAAATGCCATCGGCTTCATCCTTGAAGGCCTTATGCTTCGTGCGGAGATCGGCAAGTTTATGTGCCATATCGGTCTCCTTTCGAGACTAGTCGCCGGAAAATTGGGAACAGGCTCCTTCCCCGCGTCCGGCGCGACGGGCAGCCCGAATGAATGGAGTTCCTCAGAGGATGCGTTGGCGCTCTGTCGCAGCCCGCGCACTCTGGCGCGCGCCGCCACCGATCAGGCGCGTGATGGTTTCGTCGAGGGTCGCCACCCGGTCGGCCATGCCGAGTCGGACAGCCTCTTTCGCGCCATAGACGCGGCCGCCCCCGAAATGTTTGTCGCTCTTTTCGGGGTCAGCGCGAACGATCGCTTCGGAAACTTTCCTGCCCTTGGCGACATCGGCAACGAAGAGATCGTAGCCGGAACGCACCCGCGCCTGCAGCGCCTTGCCGGCCTCCTCTGACATCGGTTCGAACGGGTTGATTTCCGTCTTGCGCGCGCCCTCGGCAAAGAACTGCATGCGAATGCCTTCGGCGGCCATGCGCTCAGAGATATCCTGGTGCAGGACGTAGACGCCGATCGAGCCGACCTCGCCGGACGGCGTGACGACGAACTCGTCACATGGCGTGCCGATCCAGTAAGCTGCGGATGCCGCAAGCGTGTTCGCCACCGCGACGATCGGACGATCCGGCCGGCGCGCCTTGCGGATCATCGCCACGGTTTCCGGCACCAGGTCCATCCACCCTCCCGGTGAATCGATGTTGATCACCATGCCGGCAAGCGTCTGATCAGAGGCCGACTCGGTGAAGGCCTTCTGGAACGGCACGAGCAGGGCAGCCTGCTGCGACACGTCCTCGAGGGCCTCGGCGCGCGGCATGATCGGGCCGAACAGATTAAAAACCGCGACGGTGCCCTTCGTCGTGCGGACCTGCTCGCGGACCGCCGCGCCGTTCCTACGGTAGGGTTCTGCGCGCGGGCCGCTGGCGGCGCGAAGTTCCAGCATCGCAACGATCTGCTCGGCCTTGCGCGGGTCCATGAACCAGGGCTGCGCCGCAAAGGCGCGCAGCACGCGCCGAATCTCATGCGCCATCGGTCTTGTCTCCCAGTTGGTCATCCTCGGTCTTGGCCTGAGGAGCGGGTTTGTCGTCTTCGGCGGCTGCGGCGGGTGGTGCCTTCGCCGGTGCGAAACTGAGACCAAGCCGCTGCTCGCGCGCCCGGTCGTTGGCGATGCGCTGATCGGTTTCCTCAGGATCGTAGCCTTCGGCCTCGATCACGTCCGACCGCGCCTTGAATCCGGCGTCGACGGCGAGCTTTTCGGCCTGGCGATCCTTGAGCGGATCGACCCAGTCCCAGCGCGGTGCGATCCACTTTGCCCGCCGATAGCCCTGCGGCGCCGCCTGATATTGCGACGGACTCACCGGCAGGCGGCCCGCGAGAACCGCGTCATCCATGAAACGGCGCCAGACCGGACGGCAGAACTGAAACACCATGACGGCGTGTTGCATCGCCTCGATGCGCCGGCGGAATTCGACGAGACCGGCGCGGATTGAGCCGTAATTCGCCTGGCGAAGGTCGCCGGTCATCGCCGCATAGGGCACGCCGAAACCGGCCGCCATCCGCAGCAGGTTGCGATACTGGAACGCTTCGTAATTGCCGCCGACATCGGCCGGCTCGGCAAAGGTGACGTCCTGCCCGGGGTCGAGGTCGAGCATGGCGCCGGGTTCCAACGCGATCGCCGAATCCTTGCCGGCAGCCTCGGCGGCCTCGATCCCTTCCGCCAGCGGATGCGGCGCCGCATCGTCGCCGAGCTCGGTGGTGATGAAGCCGCCAAAGAGCGCGGCGACACGCTTGCGCTCCAGCTCCGCATCGTCATAACAGTCGAGCACCGCCGCGGTGACGATCCCCGAAAGTGTGTGCGGGATGCCGCGGATCTGGCCGGCAAAGCCAGTCGGGTCGAAAAGATGCAGGACCTCTTCGGCCGGCACGCGCACTTGCTCGCCGGCGAAACCGCTGCGGAAGTTGACCTGGTCGGCGCCGGGATGCTGGCGCAGGAACCAATAGGCAACACGCTTGCCGATCGCGTTGAACTCGACGCCCATCTGCACATAGTTGCCACCGGCAAGCATGCGGTTGTCGTCGAGCGGCAGCATCTCGGATGGCAGCAGCTGCAGCTGCAGCGGCACGGTCAAGCCGTCTTCCGGACGCCGAGCGCGCAGCCGGACGAAGCATTCGCCGGCATCGAACATCTCGGAGGCGATCGTCGCCTGCATGCCGTAGAGGTCGGTCAGCCCGTCGGCATCCGCCTCGTCGGTAAAATCGAGCCAGACCGTCTGCAGCACTGCCTTGAAAGCGGCGTCCGCGAGTGACGATGGCTTGACCCCCGTGCCGGAAAGCGCCGAGACGAAGACCTTCTTCGCCTGCATCGCATAGGGATTGTTTTGCGACAGGTATCGGGACCGCGCGACGACCGTCCGCCCGTAGGAGCGGATCAGCCGGTTGATCTCCTGCGTTGTCGTCGTAAAGCCCTTCAGCCGACGCGCCGAGCGGCCGGCATCAAAGGACTGTCGGCGCGGCGCAGGCGTCGACGCACCGAGGGCCGTCGATGCTTTCCATTCCCGCCGTCCGGCAGCGACACGGTAACGCGGCTTGGCGTCAGCCATCCTCAGAGACCTTTCCCGGATTGATAGGCATAGCGGACCCGTTTCTTCGGCGTGCCCTGCAGCGCGGCAATCTGCGCATCGAGATTGGCGACGATCTTGTTCATCTCCGAGAGCGAGCGGAACGTCGTCATCTCGTCGCCGTGCTTGACGGTCAGCACGCCGGAATCGCGCGCCTTGACAATCGCGACCCGCCGCGCGGTCAACGTTTCAACGGTGTCAGCCATGGGCCTTGCCTAGCTTCATTGGCATGTTCCCTCGATAATTCGTGATCCGATGAGCTTGAGGCCGCCGTCCTTGTCCTGCACCCAGAAACGGATCCACACGGGCGGCTCACACTGCTTTTCAGCCGGGATGGGCTTCTCAACCGTCAGCACCGGTCTTTCCGGCCTCACCTGTTCCTGCTTGGCGAGAGCCCTGGACAGGAACGATGCCAGCACAAGAGCGCCGAGGGTGAGGATGATGACGACGGCGAGAGCGCGGATCATGGTGATTATCCCATCCAGGAACTGCGGCGGACCCGCCGCCGAGGGGCAGCTTTTTGCGGCGGCGCGACGACGGCGACAGGCGCCGGCGCTGGAGCATCGTCGTCACTGTCGGTAACCGCGACCCCGCCGATCTTCACCGCCCAGGTGTTTTTCTCGAGCGGAGCGGCCCACATCGGCGGCCGCTTCCAGTCGATCCGCTCAGCCTTGAGCACGATCGCCAGCGACTTGCCGTAGACGGCCATGTCGAGGGACTCATTACGCAGACCGCTCTTGCGCTCGCGCCAGCCTTCGTCAGTCCGCACTTCGGCGCAGAATTCCTCGAAGGCCGAGGCTGGAAGCGCTTCCGGCAGGTGATACTTGCCCGGGCCGGCTTCCTTGCGGGTGAGCGACATGATCACCTCGTCCTTCAACGGATCCGTCCCGGTCTCGATGACCATCAGGTCGGACTTTCGCCGCTTCTTCGTGCCCTGCACCTTTTCCGGCACCTTGTAGACGGCGCGCTCCCGCTCCGGTCCGCCGCGGCCGCGCTGGATGTAGCAACGCCCGGCATTGCCCTTCTTTCGGTGATGGCGCCACCAGTGATAGGCGTGATCGGTGGTGCCCTTGGCGCCGTGCAGGTCGACGACGATGGCCCGCGGCAGCAGCGCGAAGCCGGAGCCTGCGACCGGATAGGCCTTGTCGAGCAGCGCCGACAGCGCCGACCAGTCCTCGTAGTAGCGCGGCGGGTCGATCGACCGCTCGCCGGCGCCGGGCGCGCCGGCCGGCACGTCGTGGATATCGAAGCGGTCGATCAGCCAGCGTTCCAACCCCGGCCCCCAGGCATCCGCCTGAACGACGAAGCGGTTCGGCTGCACGTCGACCTGATAGGTCACGAAGCGTGTTGCCGCCGGCGCCACCTTCATCGGATAGGGTTCGGCAAGCGCCTTCAGCGTCTCGGCCGACAGTGCGTCGCCGACCGTGCGAACCTGCGGCAGATACGGGCGCCCCTGGTCCTGGAAGACGGTCGTCTTCAGATCCTTGTCGCTGCCGGTCTCGTCGAAGGTGCGACGCGACTGCTCGGCGACCCGCACCAGCTCCTGCCAGGTCTGCAGCGCGGCGGCCGGTCCCTCCATCCAGTAGGAGACGATATCGGTGTCGCGCACCTCGGGATCGTCGATCGGCACTGCGCTCTGGCCGTCGGCCGTCTCGTGCAGCCAGAAGCCGCCGCGGTTCAGTTCGTCCTTCCGGTCGGGTCCGATGCAGCAGCCGTTCGGACAGACCATCTCGACGGTGCGGGCGGACTCGCCGGGCGTCGACCTGCGCTCATAGTGCAGCCGCTCAAACAGCGGCCGGAACGGATCGCCGCAATGCGGACAGGTCCAGTAGAAGGAGCCGCGCGTGCCGGCGTTGAAGATCGGCAGGATGCCGCCGTCGCAGGGCGGCGCCTCATGCACCGTCGAAGGCTTCCAGTCATCGACCGTCACGACATAACCCGGCGAGGACTCGGCGATCACCTTGCCCTGGCTGCCGGCATGCTGGATGCGCTTCAGCGCCAGGATGAAGGCCGAGCCTTCGCCGCCGATATCGTCCGTCATGCGGTCGAGGTCGGTCAGCAGAACGTCGAAATATTCGTTCTGCGAGAAGTAACCGATCACCGGCCAGCGGATCTGCAGGTTCATGTTCCCCGCGAAGCGCTTCTCATGGATGTTGTCGGCGCCGCGGCCGGCGAGCTGCGCGGCGGCAAGCTGCCGGTTCTCCCGGATCATCGGCGCGAGCTTGCGCTCGGAAAACTGCTTCGCCGTGTCCTGCGTCGAGCAGACCACCAGCATGTCACGCGGATTGCACTCGATGCGCTGCCCGATCGTGTTGAGGATCAGGCTTTCCGACTTCACCGTGCGCGCCGGGCCGCAGAAGCCGACCGCCCGGTACCGCCTGGAGGTCGCCATCTTCGACGGCTCGACCATGTAGGGCGCGAAGTCGTTGCGCCAGGTGATCAGGCCGGCCGCCGTCGATACCTTGCGGCTCGACGCCCAGGTCGGCACGTCGATGCGCCGCGCCGGCGCCAGCACCGATAGCGCCGGTCCGGCGGCATGATCCCACGGATCGGCGAAAGCCGGCGGCAGGACAGGCGGAAGGAACCGCTCCCACGGACGGGCGACAGATGAGCTCGACATCAGCTATCGAAGAGATCGCGGCGGTCGCTGGCGCCTTCGCGCACCGGCCGCTCGCGCCAGAAACGGTCGATCGCGCCGCGGACGTCAGAGACGATATCGTCGCAGGCGTCGATCAGCTCCTGTACCAGCTTCGGCTCGAGCGCGTTGCGCCGTTCGATGAGATCGGGCGCGGCGTTCATCCGGTCGCGGATGATGCCGTAGACCAGTTCCATCATCTCAAGCACGTCGTCGCGCCGCATCAGCTGATTGCGCTCGCGCTGGAAGCGCTCCTGCTCGATTTGCGCTGCCATGATCTCGCGGCGCGTCTTCGGATCAAGCGCCTCGATTGTGTCGCCGGCCGCGCCGCCGACGAGCGCCAGGCGCATTGCAGCCTGCGCCCGCTTTACCTGCGCGGACCGCAGATCATCGTCCGCCTTCTGCGCCTGCCGCCAGGCGAAGCACGCCGACAGCTGCAGTTCGTAGGACCTGCCCGGGCCCCCTTCCTGGAGCATCGGCATGCCCTTCGACAGCCAGGCAGAAACCGTGTTGAGCGACACCTGCAACGTCTCGGCCAGCTCCTCGCGCGACATGACGCAGTCCTCCACCCCTTCGGGCAAGGAATAGCGTTCGCACAGCGCTTGGATCTCGCTTTCGGTCAGCTCGCTCATAACAATTTCAGAAGAACAACAACAACGAGATCACCCACCCCTCGGCGAGCACTCGCACCTCAAAATCCCGCGCTGCCGCCTCACCCGCTTTGCGTCATCGGCCAGGGAGGACCCGCGACGATGGCATAGGGCGGTGGCTGTCCGTCGCCAGGGCGGCGATGGGGGTCGGCGGACATTTCGGAAAGCTTACGCACTGGCCTTGAATCGGTGCCTCGTCGTCGAGGCCATCAAGGCGGGGTCTGCCCGGCTACCAACCTGAGAGTTTCCTCTCTTTGCCTCGCGTCCTGCCGAGGCATTCAGGGCGTCAACGCCCAAGGGTGCACTGAGATCGCAGATCATCCCGTGGGGCGATTTGTAGTCATATAGCTTCGAGATTCGCAAGAGGGACATTCGCATCCCCTTCCCGGCCGTTGCACTTGTAACGAACCTTGCAGCGCTTCGCCTTCCCTTTGCCGATCGATAGCACCGTGGCAACGAAACCAGAGAGCGGACCAAGCCTGATGCGCACCTTGTCCTTGACTTTGATGCCGGCGTTCTTTGCCTCCTGCTCCAATCGCAGGCGCTGGCGTTCCTCTTCCTTCATCTGCATCATGGCATTGAACTGATTGATGGATTCGTTCAGCACGCGATAGGGTTTCTCCCATCCGCCGACTACGCCTGTCACGTGCGCCACACCAAGCAGACCACGGAAAGCAGCCGCTGATGGAACGCAGCGGACAAGCACGAAGCCGGGAAGCCAGGGCCTGCCCGGGACCGTCCATTTGCGACCGCGGCGCACGAGGATCTGCTCTTCTTCCCGCAAGACAAGCCGCTCGACATCCTCCTCACCGAGGAGTTTATCCACAGTGGCCTCGCGTCCGACCGTGACCTGGAGCAAGAACCACGCCGCAAGGTTGGGGTTCTCCTCAGTGATTCGCCTACCCGCCATGGCGATCTCACTGATCTTGATGCGCCGTTCGTTGATCGCCTTATCCTGCTTGAAGTGGGCATAGGCACGAATGACGATCGGGTCGCCAGAAATGCCGTTCCGCCTATGCTGCATCGTCATCGCCCCGCTCCATGCCCAGCGCCGCCCGTGCGGCTATCTCGAATTCTCTCAGCCCTTCCGGCCCGCCCTTGGGGAAGTAGACCACCCGCATGCCGCCCGGATCCGGGACGAAGGGCCAGTTCATCTGCTGGTGGTAGGCGCGCCAGCGCTCGTAGGTTTCCGAGCCGACCGGCACGGCCTCGCAGAGATCGGCTAGGATAGCGAAGCGGGCATCCGCCGCGCCTCTACCGCGTTCCTTGGCAAGCTTGTCGAGCGCATGCGCTTCCGGATAGCCAGCGTCACATTCCCGGCGCCGGCGCTCCTGCGCCCGATAATCTTCTGGAAACACCAGCTCGTTGCCGTCGACGATGATGCCGCGGGTTTCGAGCCATGACCTCGTCGGCACGTTGCTGCGGCAAAGGCGATTGTAGGTTTCGACGGCGAGCTCGAGCAGATTGCTGGGCAGTTCGATATCGATCGGCCCGTCGAGCAGCGCCAAGGCCCGCTTGCCAGCCCAGATCGGCCCGAAGGGCGCAACCGGAATTGCTTCCTCCTGCCTGCGCTTCTCGGCCTGACGGCTGACCACCTGAGGCGCGATCGCGTCGACCAGGTCGAACATCCGGTCACGGAGGTAGACGCCGAGGGCCGCAGAGCGCGGTTTGCCCTTGTGCTCGCCTGATTGCAGCTTCGGGCAAGCAGCGAGATAGGCGTCGCGGCGCTCCTCGGCCCGCAGCCGCTCTTCAGGCGAGAGCTTGACGAACTGCTGGAACGCCCATTCCGGAGCCGACGAGAGCACGTCAGGCCAGGGATTGTCATGCCTGCCGACGATCAGGGCCTGGAACCGCTTCCGCAGAGCTTTCGGATCATCTTCCGAAACTTCGCGCGCGCTCCCTCTCTCCGTTACGGGTTCTATTACAGGTTCCCTTACAGGTTCTATTGAGGACTCAGGAGTCCGGTTGAAAGCGCCATCAGAGTCCGGTTGAAAGGCGCCTTCCTGTCCGGTTGATGCCTCGCTTGAAGCGGACAAATTGTCCGGTTCATTTTCGGGCGGATCGCCCACTTCAAAGCGGCGGAAACCGGCTTCAAAACCAAGGCTGTAGCGGTTCGCCTTGCGGTTCTTTCCCTCACGCTGCTCGGTCCAGTTGACCAGCCCCTTGTCGCGCAGCGAGGTCAACGAGCGGCGCACCGAGCGCTCGTCAATCTCGCAGGCGTCGGCGAGATAATCCTGCTTGGGATAGCAGCCATAGATCGGGTTGTGACAATCGGCCAGGTGCCAAAGCACCCGCGCCTCGGTGCAGCTGATGCCGCGCACCTTGACGGCCCACATCGTCGCCTCATGGCTCATGTGACACCGCCATGGCGCGGATCGCCCGACTGCTCGCGATGAATGACGCCCAGCGCGCAGCGCTGCAGCCACGCTTCCCATTCGGAAGGCACGCCGCCAAAAGATCCTTCGTTGATCGGCATTACATCGCTCATCCCTCACCGCCTTCCAGCAGACCTAGCTGCCACGGCTGTTCCGTCACGGGCGTCGATACGAACATGTCCGGCTGCGTGTAGGCGTAACGGATGCGCTCGCAGGCAATGTCGAAATAAAAATCGGAGATCTCTATTCCGAGGAAGACATAGCCATGCTTTGCGCAGGCTACTCCTGTCGTTCCAGAGCCCATATACGGGTCCAGGATGCTGCCAACGCCCTTCGGCAATTGGGCAAGCGACCATTCCATCACCTCAAGAGCTTTTTGAGTGTGGTGTACCTTCCCGTCCTGCAGAGCTTTGGATCTGGGGTAATTTATTCGCCGCGCAGCCCCTTTGAACGAACACCACGCAAGTTCGACGTCGGCAAGAGAGAAGTCACTTTGACACTTGTCCCAGACAAGCCACTTATCCGAGGCAGGCAGAAGATCGCTGAAATAGTTCCCGCCCCAAATGATATGATGTTTTGCAGCCTTCAGGATTGCCGCGAATGCCTTCGCCGAAGGACGCTCCTTGTCCCATCCTGTGACCGGGAAATCACGCCAGCCATGCTTTTCGCTTTTGCGGTCCCTAGCAGCGTTAATCCCGTAGGGAGGGTCAGTCACAACTGCGTCGACCTGATCGATCCCCGCCATGACTTCTACGCAGTCGCCCAAGTAGAGCGTACAATGTCCGATCACTTCTTTGCGCTTCCAGGGCGTCATATCGCGACACCTCCGAGGCTTCGCCGCTCAACCGGTCGCCCCTCAGCCACTGCCCTGTCGATCCCATATTGCATACCCTTGGATATGCCGCGATCGATATAGACCACTGTTGCTTCGGCAACGCGGCCCCAAGCGAGGCCGGCATTGATCCCCCAAGAGCGCTCGTCGGGACTAAGATCGTTCAGGATACCCGGCTGAGTATAAAGCAGGTGCGACGCAATCGGCGCCTCACCCCGAGATAGGCTGTCGCGCACACAGGCGCGTGCATAGGCTTCATTCGCTTGCACGTCGCCGGCATAGGGGCTTTCGAGAATAACCAGTCTCATCATTCTGCACCCTCTGCGGCGCGCGCCGCTTCCCTCATTGCCCCGGCCGCCGTGTGCACGGGCAAAACAACCGTCGGCGGAAAGCCGCCGTCCGGCAGTCGTGTTGCGTTGGAATAGGCAAGCAGCGCGTCGAGATAATCGATGCCGGCAGCAAAGCCGTGGCGCTGCAGAATGGCGCGGATCGCCGACTGCTCGCGATGGATGATGCCGAGCGGGCAGCGCTGCAGCCACGATGCCCAGTCGGGCGGACCGGCACCAAGCGAGCCTTCGATGATCGGCAGGACATCGCTCATTCTTCACCGCCTTCCAGCAGGCCGAGCTGTCGCGGCAGTTCCGGCACGGGCCAGGTGACGAACATGTCCGGCTGAGCGTAAGCCTTGCGGATGCGCTCGCAGGCGGCTTCGAAGTAGGTCTCGTTCTTCTCGATACCTACGCAGGCTCGGCCGATCTTGACGCACGCGACCGCGGTCGTGCCGCTGCCAAGGAATGGATCCAACACAGCGCCCTCTCCCGACAGCATTGTCAAACACCACTGAAAGAGCGGAAGAGGCTTGCTGGTAGGATGGCCGAACTCAACGCGACCAACGGGATGGTTGAACCGCTTGGCTGGCTTGTCGAGGTTTGTCCACGCCATTTCTGCGTCGGCCATGGTTGGAACCGAATTAACCTTGTTCCACAACAACCAGCATCGTGCGGCCGGCACTTGGAAATAGTTCGCCCCCCAAATGATGCTGGGGACTCGCAGCGATAGGATTGCGTCGATCCACTCTTGCCTTGCCTCGAGATCCCACTCAAGAAACCCGGACATCTCGTCCTTGGCGCCCCAGGTGCCGCCCTGCATCCGCTTTCCCAGCCCATATGGCGGATCCGTCAGCACAGCTCCCGGAGCGTCCAGCGCTTGCAGGATCTGCGTGCAGTCGCCCAGATAAAGCGTGCAATCGCCGATCATTTCCTTGCGCTTGAAAAACCCAGTCATCGGATCACCATCGACCAAGCAAACCAGCAGGACAGCGAGGCGATCGCGGCCATCGAGAGGAGCAACGCGTTGAAGATCCCGTTCAGCTGGCGATCATAGATTGGCACTTCGCGCAGCTTGACGCTGGCGAGCGCAAAGCCGAAGGCGACGATGGTGACGCCGAGCGGAAGCATCCAGTTGCCTAATTCCACGCTCATACCGAACCTCGAGTTTCACGGTGAACAGTTGCTGTAACAGCTTGATTTCGCTTATCTATGAAAGTTAGATAAGCGGTCGGATCGCGCTTCATTGCCGCGCAGAGCGCCAGCATGCTCGCCGCCGAAAGCACGCTTTCACGGCAGGCTCGCGAGATCATCGCCGGATTGAGACCGGCATAGATCTGCGGCGCGCTGCGCGTCGTCAGGCGGTTGTCGTCGAGCCACAGGCGGACATCCTGGGCGAGGTGCGCGCGATCGATTTCAGGCTGCATCGTCGGCCCTCCTGTGCGCCATCCGTTCCTGCTGGTCAGCGCCGATAAGCCGCACGCCGTGCGCCGTCGGGCTGACGCCGAGCGCCCGCCACAGCTTCAGCCGCGCCTCGAGATCGACGCCGAGCCCGCTCCATGCCCGCTTGAAATGTCCTGCGCTGACACCGGCGCGCTTTCGCAGCTCACCGCGCAGACCCGCCTCGCGGCGCACCTGGTCCGCGCCCGCCTTCAGCGGCGCGTTCGGATAGGCCGCCATGTAGAATTCAATTTTCACGCGGGCGTGCAGGAAGCCCTTCAGCATGGCGGGCGAGAAATCAGGCGTTGGAAGGGAATGATCGTCGCTCACGCCGCCACCCCCTGCACCTGCTTGATCAGTTCAAAGAGCTTCCGGTCATTAATGACCGCCGCCGTCGCCTTGAGCGCGGTCCAACCGTCGCTCGCCACCTTGAAGCGCCCTTCGCCCGCCGGATCGACGAGCCGCTTCTCCAGCATCCAATGAATGGCGCCTTCTGCCGTCGATGGGCGCACGCCGACCGCCCGGCGCAGTTCGACCACGTCGAAATCTTCCTTGCCCGCGCACCAGAGGAGCGCCTTGGCCGAGATATCCTCGACCCGCTCATGGAGTGTCTTGCGCGGCGTGTCGCGGCGGAACTCGTCGAAGTTAATGTCGCCGATAGTGCCGCCGGCGCACGGCTGCAGCGCTTCCGCATCCTCGAATTCCTTCCAGTCGACCCGCTTAATGACCGTTGTGTCGCCATAGCGGCCGTCGTCCTGCCGCTCCCAGACGAACCAGGCGGTATTCATACGGCTCGAGGCCTTCGGTCCTTCGTAACCCTCCCGGTGCATCATCGGCAGGCGGCGCTTGAAGACGTAGACGCGCGCCGGCGGATTCTCGTCCATGACGAAGTTGCGCGCCTCGTCGGCGAAGCCGCAAAGGAAATTGAGATTGAGGAGCAGCGCCATCTTGCGCGGCCGGTGCACGCGCAGCGCATGCGCGACGTAATCATTGAGAACCTCGCCATAGGGCGGGTTACTGATGATATCAGGCCCCTCGCCTTCTTCCGCCGGCGAGGTGGTAAGGAAGTCGCCGACCGTCTGCAGCTCGCCATGCTGCGTGACCGTGCCGCGGTCGACGAGATCGGAGATGACCACCTCATAACCGGCAGCCTCGAGCACCCGGGAAATCGCGCCGAGGCCGCAGGAAGATTCCCAGACCGTGCCGGAGAAACTTTCATAGGCGAGCAACGTCCGTGTCGCCTCGACCGGCGTCTGATAGAAGTTGTCACCGCGATCGTCCTTGCTGGCCGAGGCGGTGCCGATCGCCGCGCGCAGATTGGCTCGGCTCGGCTCGAAACCCTGCGCCAGGCGCGCTTCGATCGCCCGCTCGACCAGTCCCGGCTGCTTCGCCTCGGCGTCGCGCAGCTTGCGGGCGTCGTGGATTTCCTTCCGGCTTAGCCCAGCTTCCTCGGCCGAAAAAGCGTTCTCGTCTGGAACGCTTTTCGGCCGCCCTTTCAGCGTGTGCCCGCTCTGCTTGGCGGCATCCCACTCGTTTGCCAGCCCGATCTTGGCGCGGGCCTCGATCAGCAGCGCATCGGCCTGCAGGCGGCGCGCCTTCGTCACCAGATGCTCGGCCGCATCGAATCGCTTTGCGAACGCCGCGGCGGCCTTCGCCTCGTCATAAACCGCCGCGGCGATCATGCGCGCCGCCATCACATCCCCGTCGTCGAGCAGCTGACGCGCACGCTCGACGGCCGCGACGAGATCGGATGCGTCGACGCGAGCAACAGGAGGAATTCTCCCGACGGCACCATCGCCGGCCGCCCTCAAGGCGCCGAGTGTCGTCTCGACGGACGGCCCGCCCGAAACAGAAATGGTGATAGGGATGTCATTGCTCACGGCCGCGCCTCGCTTGCCGGCGCCGTCTCGACCGGGTACCAGCGCGACGCGAGCTTGCGGTCACGCCGTAACAGCCCGTGACCATTCAGCCGCAGGCAGGCCTGCCGCTCCTGCGGCGTGCGGTCGACGACGAAGCCGTCGCGCTCCGCCGTCTGGAGCATGCGGGCCGCTGTACTGCGGCGGGCGTCGATTTGCGTGCGCGGGGTCATTTAGCAGCACCCCGCAGCTGCGCTGACTCGGTCACCCACCTCATTCCCCACCCACTATCTTCAGGCCGGCCTTTGCGCCGCCCGCCTTGATGACGGCGAGCGCCTGCCGCAGATCCGATGCCGCCCGCTCCAGACCGCTCGCCAGCCTGTCGGCCGTCGTCGCCTCGGCTGGCGTCATCTGGCCGTCGCTGATCGCCATCGCGATGGCGTTGGCGACCTCGGCGGATTGCCGCATCAGTTCCGCATGGCTGGTCAACACGTTAATCTCGGCGCATCGCGCCTCGTCCGGGTCGGTCAGCCGCCGGCCGTTGGCTTCGGCCAGCACTGCTGTCACGAGCGGTTGGCCGCAATCCCGCTCCAGCATGGCAATTGCGCCGACCGGCATCAGATCGGGCTCGGAACCATTGTTCCAGCGGCCGACCTCGCTCTTCGAATAGCCGGACTTTTCGACGGCGCGCATAATGCCGCCGCAGCGCTCGATCAAGTCCCGTTGGGCTGCCTTGATGCGATAGAGAAATGCGTCCATGTCCTTCACTCCAGATGGCAAACAGGGCTCTTCCCGCGCCGGGAATGCCGGCTGGTTTTTCCCGTGGCGGGAACGATGCGGAAATGTGAGAATTCAGTCGGTCACGAGATCAGGGGGGACCGCATGACTGGATGTGCGACTGATACAAAACGGCAAAACCGCGAAGAGAAGACGCGCCGGACTTCAGAGGTCCGCCAGTCCGGCGCGAGGCGGCACGGCGAACATTGCATCCGTCGTGCTCCAGGGAAACATTGTCGGGGCGCTGCGTCATGCTGCCACCTCCGAAGCAGGAGGAGTGCCAAAAACATCCGGCCGCAACCGGTACCGCGAAACGCCCGATATCTTCTCGACCTCGAGCACTCTTTCGGCTGGTACAGCCTTCCACTGTAGAACAGCCTGAGGTGTCAGCCCGAGACCGCGCGCGAGCGCACTGGATCCACCGGCGACGGTGCGAGCTTCATTCAGTGCGGTCAAACAAGGGTCTTCGCGTTCCATGCGAAATATGAAGCATAACTTTCATTTTTGTGCAAGGTACTCTTACATGGATCTTTTGAAAGTATCCCTTACAAGTTCCACAATGGCAAAGAGTGCAAAAGCGGTGACTGTGGGAGCGGCAATCAGGAGCGCGCGGAAGCAAAAAGGGCTTCCGATGCAAGCCATTGCTGCAGCGCTCGAGACCACTGTTGTCGCCGTTGGCAATTGGGAACGTGGCGAGAATCTACCGTCCACAGAAAATCTGTTGAAAGTCGCTGAATTCCTCGGCGTCGACTCGGCGGCGCTTGGCCGGGGCGAGGTTGCGCCACGGGACAACTCCCCACGAAATGACGCCGAGATCGTCACCGGCAACTTTCATCCGGAGGTTGGACCAATGGATGTTCCGGTGCTCGGATCTGCAGTGGGCGGCGAAGACGGCGACTTCTCCCTTAATGGTCAGGCAACAGATCGCGCCAGGCGCCCGCCCGGCATTTCGAACCTGACCAATGTCTTTGCAATCCACATCTTGAGCACAAGCATGGTCCCCAGATACGACCCTGGTGAACTACTATATTGCGGCGGCCGCGCGCCTATTCCGGGCGATCATGTTTTAATTGAGATGCACCCCGAGGAAGGCGAGACGGCTGGCAAGGCTTACGTGAAGAAGCTGGTCGCAAGGACAAAGACAGAACTGGTTTGCGAGCAGTACAATCCGCCCAAGACTGTGACGTTCAGCGTTTACTCGCTTAAAAACATGTGGCGCATCATCCCGCAGCGCGAGCTGCTGGGATTCTAGACAGAAGGTAAAGGTCCGCGTCTCGCCGGGCCGCATCTGTCTGGAACATCACGTCAATGGCGATATTTTTGGCGGGTAGACCCGCCTCTCGGCAAATCGAGCAATATAAGCGCTTTCCCACATCAGCAATGCATGCACTCGGCTTGAAGCCGGAGCGATAGAGCTCTGCCGGCCGACGCCAGCGCGTATGTCCGCAGTCTCGGCATTCAATCGCCAGATTATTTGCGTCGCCCAAGCAGGGTTCGCTTCGCATGACAATCTCCCTGTTCTTTTTCTGTTCTCATAATTGATTCTTTTTTTAGGGGAGTCGAGTCGTTTCAGCTAAACACAAAATGAAAGTTTTGCTTGTATAAATGTGAAAGCTGTGCTTTTCATGTTCCCGTCCGGTGATGCTCCTCCCTCACCTGGACAGCGCGCAGAAACGTCGCCGGTCCGCAATCTCGCGGCCGGCGGCGGGGCGCGCAGGAGACGGGAGAACCAAGGAGATCATCATGAAGAAAATTGAAGTCACGGCCGCAGACCGCCGCGACCGCCAGGAGATGCTGCGCCTCTATCAGGAACGCGGTCCCCAGACCGAAAAGGCGTTGCTTGCCGCCGGCATTAGCCTCAAGAGCCAGGCGCGTAACGCGCCATGGGTCGCCGAGCAGGTCAAGCATGCCGAAGCCGCCTGAGAGCGTCCGCTTCGGTCTCCGCCCCGACCAGGAACGGGGCGGCCTCCCAAGCGGATGGAGAATGCAGCAATGAACTGGTTGCTAGACATAGGCGCCTTGGCCGCGCCCGTCGCCATCATCGTGATCGCCGTCGCGGCCGCGATCTTTCTCAAAGACCTATATCTGAGGGTGACCACGTGACTTTGGCTCTTATCGTCGGCGTTATGCTTTTGTGCGCCTGCTTAGCAATGTCCTGCTGCGCTTGCTGCGGCCGCCGCAGCAGGGAAGAGGAGTCGATCGGCATGTTCCGCGTCACCAAGTCCCGCGCCGGCCGACCGCTGTCAGGTCTCGAGCACCACGGCTACCTGCCCCTACCTGCGCATTTAACCAAGGAGGCCGCAGAATGACAAAACCGAAAAAGCTGCCGAGCGACGAGACCCTGCGACAGTTGGTGGCCGAGGGCCTGACCCGGGCCGAAATCGCAGCGCGTTACCAGGTGCACCGCACGACGCTTTCGCAGAAGCTGGCCGATCTCGGGCTTGCGGATGCGACCGCGCAGGAGGTCCAGCGCCGGCCGTTCCAGGTCGAGGACGTGAGGCAGCTGCTGCGCAGCGGCATGAGTTTCTCCGATATCGACCGCCATTATGGCAGGGCGCTCGGCTGCGCATGGTGCTTCTGCCGCACTCACAACCTCATTCCAGAGATTCCGGATCTCGATATCCGCGAAGATAAGATCATCATCGGCATCAATGCTACCGCGACCGACAGGAGCGGCGCGGCCCGCAGCGTCCGCCTGGCAATCAGCCTGCCCCCGATCAGCATGTTCGCCGCCGCGAGGCAGCAGCGCAATGAGGCGAGGATGGACGATGGGCATGGAACTAAAATGGCTGTCCGCTGGAGGAGGATCGGCTATGACGCTTGACCTCTTCCCAGCCATGCAGATGACCGCGGCGATCTCTGACTGCACTCTTTACCGGGACGAGCTGCGCCGCGTCTGGGATGCGGTCAAGCCAATCCTCGTCGTCTGCATGCTCAATCCCTCGGATGCCGATCATAAGCGCAATGATCCGACGGTGCGCGAGATGATCTGGTTTGCCAAGCTCTGGGGCTATGGGGGCATCCTGATCGTCAACCTGCATGCCTGGCGCTCGCCATCGCCGAAAGAAATGATGAAGGCCGCGGACTCGATCGGCCCCCGTTGCGACGAATACATTGACCGCGCCTTCATCATCGCCCGCCACCAGAACACGCCGGCGCTCGTCGCATGGGGCAATGGTGGCGATTACCTCGGCCGGGACATGTGGTTCAAGGACCACGCCCGCCGGCAGCTCGTCAACCTCGTCTGCCTCGGCTTGAATAAAGAAGGTTTCCCCAAACACCCGATGGCCCGAGGCGTTCACCGAATTCCGCGCGACCAGCAGCCGATCATGTTCCAGAGAGCGATGGAGTAGCCTGATGGGCAACGATCATGTGAGGTGCAGGTCAGGGCCAGTAGGCGGCGTCCTGATCGGCGCATTCCTCGGGGCTCAGCTCACTCCCCAGCTCGCGCCAGTAGATTGGGGCGAGCTTTTCGCAGTAGGTCTTTGGATCCACGCCAATGGGTCTGCGGCCCGTGCGGCAATGGAACGTTACGCGTTGACAGAACCGTTCGCAGAATTCCTCTTTGGTCATACAAATAAACTGCTTAGGGCCAAAGATCGTTCAACTGAAGGTGCGTCGGTACCGCGAACAAGGGAGGCAAAGATCTCCTGATGGCAAGCGAGGCGGAAAAGCGCAAGCTCGAGCAGATCCGGCTGTCGCTGGAGATGGTCGGCCGCGACTGGTGGGCCGAGGCAGACGGCGAGGTCACGCGCCTGATGGTGCGCGATCCGGCCGACGGCCTGCCGCGGCCGATCGCCACCTTCGCCGTCGATGCGCCGGCGCCATTCCTCAATTTCGTCGTCGGCTTGGCCGACGCCACGACGCTGACGCTTGATCTCCTCGATCGCTGCCGACGCGCCTATCGCCAGCTCGCCGACAACCAGCCAAAGCCGAAGCGCTACGCCGCCGAATGCGCGATGAAGTGCAAGAACGACCAAGCCTTCCGCCAATACCTGATCGAGCGCCACGCTTTGCAGGACGCCGCCGATTTCGAGCGCATCAAGACCCGGATGCATACCATCCTCAGGGTCCAGTCGCTGACCGAACTCGACAGCGACGAGGCCGCCGCCCGCCGCTGGAAGGGCCTGCGCGGCGATTTCGAGCAATGGAGGCGTGGACGGTGAGCCGGACGAAAACGCCAGCCAAAGAGATCACGCTGGAGCGGCTTGGCGAGATGCTGCTTTTCGCGGCAAAGCTGGTCGACCGCAAGGGACCGATCGCGCAGCCCATCCTGGATCGCTGCGAACGCGAGTACCTGGCTGCGAAGCAGAGACAGGAAACCAAGAGCGGCAGCCAGCTCGAGCGGGTGAAAAAGATGCTGCAGGCCAGCGCCTGA